ATGCAGAAGTTGATCAAAGAAGCGCTTGAGCAAAAGCGCGAAGCCCTGCTCCGTAAGCGCGAGGTGCTGCGCTTGCTGGGCATTTCTAACAGCTCGTTCTACGCCTTCATTAAGGCAGGTAAGCTTCCGCCCGGGGTTCCGATTGGTCCGCGTATGAAAGGCTGGCCTGCAAGCGAAATCGATGCCTACATCCAATCTTGCATCGCGAAGCGTGACGTTAAGCAAGAAGGCGGTGCGGCATGAAGCGCGCCCTCCGCAGCGAGAACACCAGCACTGAAATGTTGCCTTCGCTGACAGCTGATGTCTCTGCGATTTACCCCGGAGTGACGTTGGTGGCAGGACCTTATGGCGCATTGAGTATCTATTTCCAGCACGTGCTGCTCTTGGCGCTGGCAACTGCATCGACGGAACTGCCGGTTCCTATGCCGAGTTGTGATCTGATCACATCCATTCACAGTGGAACACGTCGCCAACTTGAGATGATCAAGTGGAGTCATGCACGGACAGGTATCGCGGCATATGCCAATAGCGCATTCAAATTTGAGTATTTGCAAGCATCCCATGCATTGAATCTAACAAGCCTGGAGATGGTTTCGCGGTTTGCTTGCAAGCGCAAAAGTGCATTGGAAAAATCCTGCTTTTTGCTTGTGCTGGCAGATGGGATGCTGCCCATTGATGCGGGTTTGATAGAGCTCCGTCGCTTGGGGGAGGCAAACAATGCCTACTTCATTGTTATTTGCCCTAGTATGACTCTCCATGCCAAATACCAGGCCATTGTTACCGAGTTGCTCGTTGTGAGTCAGGGGGAGCCTGACCCAGGGTACGAAGAGGCGTTCACCATTGCCAGCCCTGATCTCTTCAGCTCTTTTCAGCCTTCGCTCGGCAAGGTGGTCTGCAACACACGTATGAGTGATTCTGGCCTTGAAACTTCAATCACTCCTTATGTTTCTGATGACCTCAAGACCCGTCTGATGGCAATTCAGAAGTTGAGTGGCTGGAGCATGCAAAAGATTGGCGACTTGTTTGAGATGGATAAGTCCAATGTCAGCCGCAGGCTCCGCAACGTGGTTGCCACCATCCCCGATGGTTGGGACGACGACATGTTTGTGCAGTGGCTGAATGCCTGCGGAATTGATCCCGCAAAACGACATGGCGGTAAAAATGCTCATGATCGTAGGACCGTGAAATCTTCTCAAACCGTTGCACCGGATGATCGCAACGAGCGCAACACGCGCAACGACGCCAAGCCCAAAAAGAAGCAGCGCTAGCAGTTTTGTGTTGGGGCTCCGAGTGCAAATGAGGCTTCAATACTTTCAGATCGGCCGCGCTTCTGGTAGCTCTAATAAGTATGCAATCAATAGCTGTAGCTATGTAGATATGCACCAGTACTGATCTATAGCTGACATAGAGCTACACATCACCGCCGTCACAGCAGCTCAGCAAAAAGGCGCTTGCGCCATCGGGCTAGGGAAGCTGTGGTCGGTGCAACAAATCTGCTCAGTGCTCATCTGCACTCAGAGCAAATCAAAACTGTAAATAACTTGAGCATCGACGGCATGGTGCTCTGTGCCTCTCCACGCCTGAAAACCACGACGGCGGGCACGCCTGCGACATAGCGCTCGAACTGGCGGAGATCAGGCCATTGCTCCATGCACCAGATGCAACCGATGTGCGCGACAGCCATCGAGTTCGTCCACCAAGTGCAAAAAGCAATGGTATGAAATTACGTCCTAAACCCCTGATGCCTGTTGTAGATCGTCTGGCATGGAAGCTGAAGTGGAGTTGCCACAATGATCGCAACCACCCCGACTATCAAGACGTGCTCAGTATCGTCAAAAACGAAATCGCAGTCGGGAATTGTGAGTGGGCCTATCTCAATGGCCCCAAGTACTGCATCAACTTCAACATTCTGTTTAACGGAGAAAGAATTGCTCTTGTTCAGTTAGTTGCCGTTAACCCGAAAAAACAGAAGTGCGGGCTGCGTATTGATTGCAACCCTGCAAAATTGAAGCCCCCAGATGTTGCGACGATCCACACCATCATGCGCCGCATCATCGGTCATCGTCAGTACAACTGCTTGATGCGCGCGCCGTTGCTCCAAGTCTTTCACGTTGCTGTGGACATTCTGCACCTGGCCTTGAGCAACGTGCTGGTGCAGTACAAAAACGGCCAACTGATGACTGTGATGGCCAAGCGCGTGAACTCCAAGGGCATCGTTGAAGGCTACAACTTTGGCAGCGTCAAGAGCAATTACCAAACCACAGTCTATGACAAGCGCCTAGAGCGCGTACATGCTGCGGCTTTGGAGATCGCAAGAACAGGCAGCGCAGGCACCGACGCCGATCCGCTGACTGCCAACCGGATCAGGCAGCTTAAGAAAGCCGTCAACGGCTGCGAGACCACACGTGTTGAAGTGCGCGGCAAGAAGATGCTCGGTCTGCCATTGTGGAAGCTGCCTCAGCAAACTAACCGCTTCAAGCGCTTCAGCTTTGCCGATCTCACTGGTGCTGGCACCGAGTTGCCTCCACTCATCGAGAAAGCGTTCCTGGCCATGTGCCGCCAAGACGGCGTTAAAGCCGCTCTAGCTGCGTTCAAGTACACGGAGTATGCCCACAGCGTTCCCAAGTACTGGCGCAGCCACCAAGCCACATGGTGGCAACCGGAGCAACTGTGGGAGCAGGCTTGTGCCGCGTTGCGTGAGTCCGGAATCTTTCCGGATTCTGCGTTTGAGCCTCCCCACAAGCGCAAGTAGAAACTCAGCGCTACGCAACTGGATGGTTGCGGCTCGGAATCAACGGCCGGATGGCATGCGCCGTCTGGCCTTTTTTTGCTAGCTGAGCGCGTTTTTACTGTGCATGGCGGAGCGCTATTGCCGAGAGCAGAAAACCGCGCCACGACTGTTCTAGCAGCTTCATGCGCCGACGAAGACTGGTTTGAGCGTTGGTCCTTCCTATCAGTCCATGGTAGCCATCTTGCTTGCCATTAGTGACTGTCGACCGAAACCAAAAGACCTATCTGTTTTTTGAAAGCCATGCCGAATACGACAGTGCAGCTACGGAGGTGTGTACTCCAGCTGACCGGACCATCTGCGCTTGCTCTGGCTTGTGGGCCACTGCGTTCGGCCAGGAGAAGTGAGCCAGTGTTTTTTGTGGCTGACTGCTTCGGGCTGAGATCAATTGACTGCTCTCAGCCCGCCATCCTTCCGCTCCTTCCGAAAACTAACATTGCCCACCGCCGTTATAGATTGGGGCATGGTCCATAGATCATCAAGATGACTAGGGACGGCCCTTTGGGGGAAACTGGGACGGGCAGCAAGCTCGTTACGTTTCAACAACAGCGGCATTAGAAACTTGGATTTTTTGGGCTACGGCGGCGTACAGGTCGACGTCTGTCTGCTGCGTTTGAATGGACACCACAAGGCTATACCGTGCTGGAAGTCCATATCGTTCCAGAGCAGGCCGCGTCCGCCACCATCCCATAGCCGGATAGACCGCGATGAATCCACGGCTGGCCAAATCAGCCGCGGTGCCTTTCCAGACATCCTGATGCAATGAACCACGATGCCGTTGCAACTCACCCAGCACCCAGTTGGGATCAGAGGGATTCACTGGATCACCCTCATCCTCGCTCTGTGCTGCGGCATTGACACGTGCGACAAAGTTATCGGTGGAGGCATCCAGTGGACGCTGCACATCGAATCGTAGGCGATGCGACGGGTAGTGATACTTCGATGCGACACCGCGCGCTGATGGATTAGGTTCTATGAAATAGGAGAGTGTGACGCGCATCTCTACAGGCGTGTCCTGCAATGCTTCCAACTCATCCTTCGGCCAAGGCAAGGAATGCAGATTCATGTCGCGTGTCACGACTCCCTTTACCGGAACCTTCGCATACGGATGAACCTGGTCTTCGACCAGCAAAGTCAACGAGTCTCCCGCGCTCCAAAGTGCCCGATTCAAGTCCGGGGTGCCCCATCCACAGTGACGAATCAAGTGAACGTAGTCACCTTTGTTCGGCATCCGATCTGCAGGTAGAAACATTCCACGCATGGAATCACTCCATTGCGCCGAATGCACCAACAACGCACGCACGGTCTCCGGTCGGAGGTGAGGATAGGCCGCCATGATCTGCGCAGCCATCCCCGCGCACAATGCCGACGCTGCGCTGGTAGCGTTGCTGGTGGTGAACAATCGATTCAGCGGTTGATTGTGGGTCGTCAGCAAGTTAAGGCTGGGCATGCCGACCGCGCCGAGATTATCCTTGGCCGCATTGCCACCTTCGAGCACTACTTCAGGTTTCAATGGCCATGCTCGATCCCACGTTCTGGTTGTCGTTGTAAAAGGGCTGAGGCCACCAGCTTCAGCGACCGGATTCAAGGAAGCATGTCCTTCCGTGTCGATCTTGTCAGTACAAGCGCCCACTGTGATCGCGTTCCATGCTTGGCCGGGGTCATGCACAAGATTGGTGGAAAGGCTCTCGGGATACCCAACCCAAGCATTGGGGTCGCGCGTGTTGCCAGCGGACAGTACAAACAGACGCGGACTTTCGGCTGCCCCAGCGGTATCCGCAGCAAGGCCATCGACAGCCGCAGACCATGCCGACGGACGCCCACGATCACGATAGTCCGAAGCTGTTACAGCCGACGTGAACACGCGCTTCCGATTTGGAGCGGAGATTTCAGGGCGCGAGACGCCTTCGGTAAAAAGATAGGCATGGTGCCGCGCATCACCTTCGTTGGCGCCTTCTGCAGGCACCAGTTTGACCGACTCCAGCCGGTTAGAAATCTTGATTGGCTCAGCAGAGGACAAGGCATCGGTAAGATCGCCATAGGCCGCTAACCCGGCCAGGCCCGTGCCGTGATCCGCTTCGTCATCCACGCCCCACACCGGCTCCACCGTATGCAGGTCTCCTGCATCCATTAAGGGTTCCAGCAACGGATGTGCTCGCGTCACACCGGAATCCAATAGACAGACGCGGGGTACGGTATCGTCCGGCGGCGGCAATTGAACACGTAGTTGCAAATCGACCGCCCATTCCCGTTGCTCACCAACATCCATGCCATCGAAGAATTCGGCAGTTTCTTTGGCATAACGGAGCTCGGCAACACAGTTTAGTGTCATCACCGATCGTGAAAGTTGCTGCTGTGACCCATACATCAGCAAAACCGTGCGCTCGGGGAAGTTGACTTGTTTGTCGCTGACGACACATTCCGCCAAGCGAGCTAGCTTCTTGAAGTCTTCCACGACAACCTGCCGTTGCCCTTGCCCTCGAATAGGCAGCCATACCTCCCACCAAAAGGCAACTGTCAAATCAGTGGGCAAGAGGGCGGGATCGTCAGTCCACAAGGCTCGGACTCCTGCGGCCCGAATTGACTCAATGGCATCCAGTAGTTTCCGGTGGTCACGCGCCTGACCACGGCTATCTTTCTTCTCCGCCAAATATTCGGAGACGTATTTCTCAAAATGCACGAGGCCCCCATCAGGGACAAAGACATTAGCGAAAGTCCGATTACCTTCGTGGCGCACACTGAGGAGTTCGATTTTCTTGGTCTCGTTCGCCAAGCTCTCAAATGCAAGCTCTACATCTGGCTGGCTAATGAACTGGATTTGCAAACCCAGCCCGCTTTCCAGTTCTAGTTCTCGTTGAGCCTGCGCAGCTTGTGTTGCTGCGGGCTTCAGGTTATTAATCTGACTACCAAGGAGCGCACCGTGCTGCTGCCGGGGCAGCACTGGTACATCGCGCGTTGATCTACCTCCAGCAGAGTGCGCCTTAAATTCGACAGCTTGTGATGTGTCTCGAAGAATGAAATGTGGACGTTTAGCTTGTTGTTGATCCGACATGGCTCGACACTACCCTCTTATTGTTCATTCTGAAGCTAAATTTACGGCGCTCATCAAAAGCTCGGGTAAGCACATCTGCTTTCACGCGCTCCTCGTCGTGCATTACCGCATCCTTGATGGATTCATCTACTGCGCGTTTGATCTCTGCGTAACTCAGGCCTTCCGCCTTGGCCGTGATAGCCTTGAGCGGAAAAGGCTTGGGCGCGAATTTGCCCAATCGAGACTGGAGCAACTTGGCAGCCTGCGGCGCGGTCGGAAGCCGATACTCAATCACATCGTCGAATCGACGAAAAAGGGCGTAATCAAGAATCTCCACATGGTTGGTCGCCGCGACGATCAAGCTATGAGACTGGTCACTCTCGATCATCTGCAGAAAGCTGTTTAGCACACGCCGAATCTCCCCCACATCGTTGGCCAGTCCTCTCTGCGAACCAATGGCATCGAATTCGTCGAAGAAGTAAACGCCCCGCACCTCGTTGATGGCATCGAAAATCTGGCGCAGCTTGGCGGCAGTCTCCCCCATGAACTTGGTAATGAGGGCATCAAGTCGAACAGCAAACAGCGGGATGCCAAGTTCACCGGCCAGCACAGAGGCGGTCATCGTCTTACCAGTACCTGGCGGGCCGACCAACAGTAGTTTGCGTCTTGGCGACAGGCCATGTTCGCGGATACGCGAGTGGTGCTTCTGCTCTTTCATGATGCGGTCAAGCTGTTCAGCCATTTCCGCATCAAGCACCATATCTGCCAGACGATTCTTCGGATAGGAAACTGTCAACAGGTTCGCAAGCTCACCACGCGGACGGGCTAACGGCACCAGTTTGCCCTCGGAGTTATCCGGCGAGACACGGGCTTTCGCCGCGTCGATCATGTCGCGCAGTTCTTCGGCGAGCTTGCCATGGCCCACCTTCGCTTCACGGGCAGCGACCTGCATAGCGACAGAATAGAAGTGTCGGTCATCCCGCTCGATATGGGATTTCACCAACGCCTTGAGTTGTTCGGCATTAGCCATTGTGGTCTCCCATATGCGCTGTCAAGGGGGTCGATGTTCCCAGTGATGCCAGCGCAGACTGCATCAACTGATCGGTGAGGCGCTCATTGATTGCCCCTAGCTCATCCTGATCAGCAGCCAGAACAAACAGCAGACCGACAGGCACATGCAACGCTTCGGCAATCTTGGTGATCGTCGAAAGTGTCGGGTCGCGCTTATTATTCTCAAGCATCGACAGGTAGGATACGGAGCATTTGGCGCTGTTCGCTATCGCACTTTGAGAGGCTCCCCGTTGCGTTCGGCAGAGTCGAATGGCTTGCCCTACGTTCATGGTATTCGTTTCCCTCTAGTTGCAACTAGGACTTATAAGATCAAATTTTACTACCAGTGAACTCCATTTGAGCAAAACGTTGCCAACAGATCACGGCATTGACAATGCCTCGGACGGCCAGTTTCGGGAGGCGACGTGAGGCCCGTGCTCTGGCGACAGGGCCACCTTCGAGATGTAGCCCCTGTTACCCTCTAGGATCAGGGTTCAAGTATGTCCGCATCGCGCCACCTACTGCTCAGTCGTGTGCTAGCAACGAAGGATCACAACCGCTGCACTACCGACATTGGTCCATGGCGCTATAACACCAGCCATCAGCCTGCTGCATGAGTTCGTTGCTTGCAAAATTCTTGATCGCCCCTGGATGGCTATCCAAGATGACAAGAGCTAACAGTCAAAGCAAGCTCGGAGTGGTCTTTCGAGAAGTACTGCGGATGTACTTTGCCAGTGTTGTGTCTGATCTATGTCCGGTCTGTTCACGTATCTGCCAGGTCGGTTGACCTTGCTCCGCTGCACTGGTGCAATAGCCAGCGCGCATGCTGTGGCCACTGAAGTTATATGCATCGGCTCCAGTTTGCACCATGGCGGCTTTCACAATGAGTGCTACTGACTGCGGCGTCAGACCTTGCTTGGCAATGCCGTCATAGCGGTTGACAGACCTAAAAACATGCCCCGTTCTAATGCCCGCGCTCTTGATCCAGTGCATCAGTGCTTGGACGGGACAGTGACCGCCCCTGCCTCGGGGAATGAAAACGATTCGGCCATGCTTTTCCTGGTCGGTCTTGCTGGCGGGCAATTCAATATCCAGCCCCGATGGTGAGAAGGTCAGATGTTCCATGCGCACGCCAACGAGTTCGGATCGCCGCATTGCCGATGCAAAGCCTACCAACAGAAGGGCGCGGTCACGCGCTGCCCTGACAGGCATGTGGATTTTTTCAATGGTTTCCAACGCGGCTAGCAGATCCTCTTTCATCAATGGCTTCACTTGTCGCTGCTTGGTGCCGAGTGTGCGGCGTATGCCCTGCATGATTTGTCTGACGATTTCGCTGTGAGCTGGCGATGTGTGTTTTTGATCGACATGCGCTTTGTGGATCGCTGTGATGCGGCGCTCCAGCGTGGCAACAGCCAAACCATCGTTGGCGGACTCAGCCAGGTACTTGGCCAGTCGCTTGGGTGTACAGGGAATGATGCCACCATGCGCCTGAAAGTGCCGCAAGTCTGAGGCGTAGGCTCGCTTTGTGGCACTCGCTTGGCTGGCGTCCATATATTCTTGAACTGAGCCACCTTTAATTATCTGGTGCAGATTATTCTGATTTTTGAATTTTTTCTCTGTTTTTTGAGGACGATATTTACCAGTGACTGAAATAGTCGAGTGTTTATTGCTCATAAAATCTCCGGTTTAAATATCGATAACGGTTGATTATCGATAGTCAGGATTTGAATGGGATTCAGCCGCACTCAATGCACACACAGATGGGGCACGCCATTGCTATAGGCGCGTCTAATGCTGCTATTGAGGGATGGCTGGGAATTTGAGTCGTTGTGATGAACGACTTGTAATTCAGCGTTTTTTTACTGAATATATGCTGTTATTATGGATATATGGCTTAAACAGCCATAAAGCCGCTAAAAATACGGAATTTTCTTATATTATTGATATAATACCATCATGCACCGATAAATATGCACTATTTATAGTGCAATGCAACATTAATAGATATTGATGGTTTTAATATGAGCGTGCAGAGTTTTAACCCCAACCCCTGCTTTCTCATTGAATTGAACACGCCAAGCAATCTGGCGTTTCGCCGCCATCACCGCATTCAGATGCTGCAGCGTTTGTTGCCAGTGCTGATGGATGTGCTCGATGCACAGCAACTGGCGGATGTGTCACGCGATCTGGAGTTGCTGTACTGGCCGGTGCTGGGCCATACGCAAAGTCCATGCTTCTTTGAAGTGCCTGCCTTCCTTGGTTCGGCGACGCCAGATCAGCCAATGGAGCCTGTGCAGGTTGTGGAGCGTTTGATGGCCGCACCGTGCCCACCACTACCGATGGACATGGCACCAGCAGCTCGCAATCTGGAGCGGCTGCGTAAGCACTTGGACTTGCCCTTGGCGCAGTGGCTGCGGCTGCTGTGTGCGTATCTGGACTATGGCGGTGCAGCGTGGCCGTGTTTTGAGCTACCAGCCTCATCCCTACGTGCACTGCTGGCTGCATGGTGGCGCGTTGATCTGGCCGCTGTTGATGTGGCACTGGATGACCAGCGGAGCCTGCTTGGCTTGTTGGATCGGTATGAGCCGATTGATGCCAAGACTGATTTGAAGTCGTTGCTGGGCATATGGCCTGCAACGGTTCAAACGCTGAGTCTCAGCTATGCAAAAAACGCTGAGTTTTTCGCTGCGCCGGGACTGTCTGTGTAGCTCCGCGTCTGTGCTTTGGCCTGTACTAGTGATGTGACGTCACCGCCACTCTGATTTCTGTATCTCTGGATGGACCGCTTTGACGGTCCATTTTTTTTATCCGTTTCCACGCATGCGGAGGACGTTGCTCGCCCATGTGGGGCAGCGGTGTCGGTGATTCGCACGTGGAGTTCTTGTGTCTGACGTTTAACCAAGGAGTACTTCCATGTCAGCAAATTTTTCTCGTTCTGCTGCGGCACGCCGCATGACTTTGATGAGCAATGCGCCGCGCTTTGCACTCGGCCAGTTGGCGGCAACACCTGGCGCAATGGAGCTGCTAGAACAAACCAGCTTCAGTGCATTGGCATTGGTGTCACGCCACGTGCATGGCGATTGGGGTGACTGCTGTGATGAAGACAAAGCCACCAACGAGACAGCCGTTCGGCAGCGCATGCGTGTGATGAGCGTTTACCGACTGGTGGATGCAGAAACACTGCTGCAGACGCCGCTGGGCAAGAGAAGCAGCTTGCCCACCCTGTGGATCATCACGGAGGCTGACCGTTCAGTGACCACACTATTGTGAACGGGAGTGAGATAAAGAAAGAGGGAGAGATGAGATAAATCGGGATGTGGTGGGACTTGCCGGGCCATGGTGGGATAGGAACCTGCAATTAGCTTTCGCCACAGAAAACACCGACTACTGACCGAACGCACCTCGTAGAAATCGGTCCACCACATCCATGATGGAGGTCTCGGCCTCGGGTTGCAGTATAGGAGCCTCGGGCGGGCCGCTAAATGGCAAATATGGCCGCGCTGGGATCTTGATGGTGAACTCGCCGACCTCATGCCAACTCTCACGCGCCTGCTTGTGGCTATCGCGGGCAAACACAGCCAGGTTGGGGTTGCCGGCCTGGCGCAGCAGATTGCCCTTGGCATCCGTGCGCAGCCGTACCTTGGTCGAATAGGCCGCGCGCTTGATCTCGCCACCAAACTGCTGGATGGCCGCATAGTCTGAGGCCGCGCCGCCGGCTGCAATCAAGGCAAAGTCGGCGCCAAAGTCGGACGTGACGCTGGCGGCCAAAATGCCGCTGTCCTGCAGCATCATCAGCGTGGAGCTGCCCTTGTTACGGCGCGTGCGTTCCTGAATAGTGGACTTGGCCAGTGGGGCCCAATGCGGCCGACCTTGGGCCTCGAAGTTGCCCTCTGTCACGCTCTCCAGGCTCTGCGCAATGCCCCGGTAAAGATCCGTCGGGTTGTCCAGGATCGCTGCAGCACGATCCAGCCGGCGAACGACATCGCCAATATCAATGATGATGTCGATCAGGCCACTCATAGCGCTGCTGCGATATCGGCGTCGGCCATGGCCTGCTCCAAGGTGAGCCGCTCCACACTGACCACCGCCAGGCTGTCGCCAGATGTCTGGGCCCGAACCACCGAAACCATCTCACCCTGGCGCAGCACATAGATCAGCTGGCCAGCGCTGCGCACCAAAGTGCCTTGCTCGACCACCAGTTGCGCGCCTGCATAGTCGGCCGTAGCAGACCCTGCGGCTCGCACCACGGTGCCGGCCAGAGTGCCAATGCGTGAGGCGGCGCCAATGGACTGTGCATCTGCCGGTGGGACCGACACAAGCGGCCAGGCCCCCGTGGGTGCCTGCAACCATTGACCAAACTGCGGCTGGCCCGCCATGTCACGGACTGCAGCCTGGCTGATGGCTGGCGCCGCCTGCTCCAGCTTGCCGGCCATGACCCGGTCCAGATTGGCTTGAGATGCCACGCCTGGGTTGTAGTCCCAGCCAGGATCTGGCCGGAATGTACGCGGCTGGCCACGCTCGTCCATGTAGCGCACGACTTGCACATCCATCGTGTCGCCGTCCTTATTGACCGGCACTCGGATCGTGCTGATTGCCTCGCTGCCATCTTCAAGAGGCACACCAAGCGCGCGGAACTCGGCTTCTGTCAGTGCCTGGATACGGCACCGGCATCCCCAGCCATTGGGCGGCCAGATCACCTGCCATATCGGGTCATCCCAGCGCCACACCTTGCCATGCAGGGCACGATGGGCAGGCCGCGTGCGACCGTCCAGGATGGCCACATAGCGCCAGTACGGCCTGTTTTCCACATCGGCTAGGTAGCGCTTGTAGCGTCCGGCCATATAGGCCGTCTGCACGTTGGTCTGGAAAATGGTACGCAGGCGCCGGTTGCTGCCCAACTGTGCCGTGGTCAGCTCGCCAGTCTCAGCGTCCAGCACTTCCTGGCGTCCCCACCAGCCCAAATCCTGCAGCCTCGGGCGTAAAGTTTTCTTGAAGGACTCGAAGGTCTGACCTTCGCCAATGGCCTTCTTGATCTCAGCGTGAATCGCAGACAGTACATCCAGCGTAGTGGCCTTGGCGACCGTGAACTCTGCAGCATGTGCCTCTCGCGTCATATCCGTCCAGGACCAAGTCACCTGCAGACCTTTGGCACGGAAGTACTCCGTTGCGTCGGCCGGCTGCAGCTTCAGATTGGCAGCGATGGTCGTCATGGCGTCTCCTATGCCTCGACGGCACGGCCATAGGCCTGTCCGCCAAAGATCGCCGAGGCGACCAGCGATTGCAGCTTGGCGCTGTCCATCTTCGGAAAAGCCTGCTGCACCACGGCCAGGGCATCCTCGAAGTTATCGGTCGCCTCGATGGCCTCAAACAGCGGCTCCAGCAGGCCGCGCATGGCGTCCTGCAGCTCGGCATCACCGATGGATGCCAGCGCCTGGTCGATGGCGTCCTGGCCCTGCACACCGCTGGCTTCGGCAAAGCTGGGACCCACAGGGCTGACGTTGGGCGCTGCCGGATCTGAAGCAGCCACGCTTTGCTTCTTGGTCCAGCCATCGCCATAGCGTTCCTTGATGTATGCCTCGGAGGGCTCGAAACCAAGGTCCGCAACGTTCTTATCAGTTTCCGACTGCGCCTTGGTGTCCTCATCGGCTTTGATCTGGCGATAGACTTTGCAGGGCTCCAGCCCGTTGAAATAGCAGATGTGGTCGAGCAGCTGCTCCTTGAGCGTTTCTGTCAGCAGATCGCTGTCGCCCTTGGTCAGGCCCAAGCGCACCGACTCACGCTCCTTTGCAGCAGCTGCCACGGCGCCGCCGGCTTTGCCGCGCGGGGACTCTCCGGTCCAGACAGCCGCAATCCAGTCGTCCATGTACTCGGCCAGCTCACGTTCGGAGCTGATGCTGCCGCTGCCTGCCATCTTGCTTTCCAGTAGCGAGATATCCATGCCCTGCGGCGTCATCAGCACGCCGTCGTTGCTCATGGCACGCAGTGCACGGAACAGTGTGTCCTTTTCCTTCGGACCGGCACCATTCGGATATTTGCCCCAAGGCATGGGTGAGCCAGTGCGTGCCAGGCGCTTGTTCCAGGCCACGATGCCGGCGCGCTTGAAGAACACTGGCCAGTAGGTTTGCAGGCCCAGGCCCATGCCATAGGGGTTGTCATCTTGCGGATTGACCCGATGCACGATGAATTTGCGCTCAGGGAGTGCACGACCGCGCAGCATGTCTTCGCGGGTAAGCATACGCAGCTCTGGTGGGCGCTCGGCTGTGTCTTGAATGAATGTGAAGCGTTTCTGAGCCCGCTGAGCAAAGCGCTTGGGTACCCACATGCCATCCGATACCGTCCACATGGTCTCGACGACTTCAATGCCGGTGAGCAATGCATCCATTAGCTGCTTGCACAGGTTATCGAAGCCGCAGCTATCCAGGATGTCATGCATCGTTTTGGCATCTTCATCCGCCTTTGTGGACGACGTGATGGGCGTCACGGTCCAGTCATAGCCGACGAGGGCCAACTGCCGCTTTTGCAGCGAAGAGAACACCTTGCCGTCGCGTTTCAGGTCGCGGTAAATCTCGATACCGCCCTGGCCTCGCTCAAGCAGAAGTGGATCATTGGTGCGCAACACACCCAGGTAGCTGGACTCAAAAGGATCAACCAGGCGGCTGGCGATCTCTGTCTCCAGCTCCTCGCGTGTCACATAGTTGCTCAAGTCCGGCGCTTGCCGGCTGCGCTGAGCGCGACGGTTATTAGCCATAGAGGAATCCATTCATTTCATAAGCATCCTGAATAGGCCCGCTGCTGGTGAACTCCATCGGGGCCCCGGCGTTGCGGGATGCGTGCCAGGCCAAGGCAGCTGCCACGGCTACGTCGCCATGTCGCTTGCCCTTATCGGTACCAGTGCTGCGGACATCTGGAATCCGCGGCACACCACGGATCACCTGGACCAAGCGCAAGTCGGCAAGGGTGTCCGCATCCATGGGCAGGCCATCCAGGGTGCCGTCTTCAAGCGCAGCTTTCAGAGGAGGCATGTTTTCCCGGTACCAGGTCTCGGAAAGCATGACCTGGTGGATGCGATCCACGCCGTAGCGCTGCATTGCAACCTCTGCCAGGTACTGGCCATTGCCTCGCGCATCGAAGGAGCCTCCGCTGAAACGAGGCAGGCGATCCAGCAGATAGAACGCGACTTGCTCCTGCTGCTTGAAGGGAACGTTGCGCAGCTCCACCGTGAAGGGCGGGCGCCGCACCAGGTTGGGGTATTGGATGAGCGGCACATGCACCGACAAGTCGCCTGTGCGCCCGAAGTCCTCACCGTCGAAGCTGAGCACATCCTGCGGCAAGGCCTCCAGAATGGGCTCCATCTCAGCCTGCAGCCAATCGCGGCATTCGGCTATGCGGATGTGCTCGGGCAGCACCTCGAAACCGGCCTTGCACTCCCACCGCAGCACAGGCGTGTCCTTGGACATGCGCGATTCGATCAATGCGCGCGTCAGCCATGAGCCGCTGCTGTTAGCGGGGATGCAATCCAGCTCTTCCGAGGCGCCATCGCCGTAGAAGGCATAGACCCCCGCCATCCATTCGGCCTCATCCTCAGCCGTCCAGACCTTGCCCAAGCGCATGCACACGCGCTTGTACAGCCCTTCAGCCACGGCCTCCTGGAACGTGATGCGATGCACCGTTCCCTTGCGACGGCCCGCGCGGATATCGGTCACCAGTTCGTTGAACGGGTTGTCCGTGCCGTTGTGCGTGCTGATCACGCGCACCTTGCCGCCCCAGATCAGCATGGCCAGAGCTGCCTTGAGCAACTCGGCCAGCTGGTCGTGGAACGCTGCCTCGTCAATCACGATGGTGCCTTGACGGCCGCGCAGGTTGGACGGCCGGCTGGACAAGGCAACGATGCGAAAACCGGAGGCCGGAAACTTGATCGTGTAGGTCTTGATATTGCGGTCGGCTTCGTCCTCGCCATCCCACATGCCTTCCTCAATCTCCCCGGCCGCGTAGTTGAACACCCGAGCCCACATCGCGCAGGCCTGGATGTACTCGATGGTCATGTCCTGGTTGTAGGCGATGTAGTAGACGTTCTGGCCGCCCGCGCTGCGCGCTGATGCGGCCGATAGCACGTTGTCCGAAGCCTCACCCCAGGTCAAACCTGTTCGGCGGGACTTCTCGATCACCTTCAAGGGCGATGGATCAGCCACCCAGCGCTGCTGGTAGCCCATCAGGGCCGCAGGCACCGCGCTGGTGGCCGTGTTGGGCGTCACAAAGGGAATGGAGGTCATGCGGCGATCCCCAGGATCTCGCGACGCAGCTGCTCCACCGATTCGGCCGAGAGGCCGCCTTTCTTGGCGATCTTCTCGACGTTGGCTGCAGCTGCTTCGGCACGATCACGCACCTCGCTCTGAAACTTCTTCAGGCTCACACTGGAGCGCGTGAGCGTGGCAATGTTCTTGGCCGCTTTGGAGAGTAGCTCGACTCGCTTGACCGGATCCACATCCTGTTCGCTGGCATCCTGCAACTGCATGATGTACTCAAACAGCTCGGTTTGAACCAATGCAGTGAGCGCACCGCTGCGTGCATCTTCATCGTCGCCGGCATGCTCTTGAATCAGTCGTGCGGCTTCGGTGCTGGCTCGGATGGCTTCCAGACGGCGCTCCAGCTTCTGGCCGAAGCGACCAACAGCCGAGCGGCTGGGCAGTTCGCCAGCACCAGCTGCAGCCGGGAAGCGCCCCTGCAGATCCTTGATCAGCTCGTCCAGCGTCATGCTGCCGGTTGCCAGCATTGCCGTGATGTATGCCTTGATCTCCGGGTCTAGCCGGTCGATGCTGCTTTTGCGGGCCATGGCTTACCAGTACTTCTGTGGGCGAGCGATGCCAGGCTCGCAGTCCACGGTGTACTCGGCCACATCGACGCCGTACCGGGTCAGCTCGGCATGCCAAACACCATTGGGCGCACGGTCCACCTTGACCAGCTCGCGGTCATGCAGGTAGTCCAACTCGCGGCGCAGCTCCAGCGGGCTGGCATCGGGATACAGGGACTGGGCCACCGACAAGATCGGACCTTCCTGTGCACCCATCGGCCGGGCATTGTTGAGCGTGAGCAAAATCAGCCAGCGCATGGATTCGCGGCGTACCTTTGCGTGATCAATCTGCATGATTCTGGTTTCCTCTCTTTGGCGCGGTACCGAGCATGGATGCCATGGCGTCCAGCTTGGCTTCAATCACTGTCTGGTTGCGGATGTAGTCGTCGCGCCGCACGTACTGCAGCGGTAGATCCGCCTTCCACTTCATCAGCTCTCTCTCCAGCTCCTGCGTGGCACTGGCGTTGTTCTCTTGGGCCTTGACGATGGTTTGCATCGACCGGCCCAGCTCATCGAACCGATCCGAAAGCCGGCGCTCCTGTTGACCGCTGATCACCTTCACCAGTGCCCACAGCGAAGCAATAAACAAGGCCGCAACTGTGATCACGTTGGCCAGCGTCATCTCAATAACCATCGGCCAGCTCCTTTTGCGTGGACACGAAACGGATGTAGTCCTGCAGGCCAGTTACCTGGCCGGAGAGCTTGTCAGCGATGCCTCCCAGCGCTGTGTATCTGCTGCTGCACTCCCCGAGTGCATTGCGGGCGGCGGTGGCTCCATCAACGTCGGCGGTGGAGCAGGATTGCGGGCCGGGGCCGGACAGCTTTGCAGCGGCTGCATTTGCGTTGAGCTGGGCGATAGTGGTGAGCAAGCTGCGATTGCGAGAAGTGGCAGTGTCAAGAGCAGCGCGCGAAGCCTGCTCACGTTGAGCCTGTTCATGGGCGATCCTTTCGGTTTCCTTTTGTTTGGCCGTCTCGGCCTTGCGCTGCGCGAGTTCGGCCTCTGCGCGTTGCTGAGACTCTGTGGCCTTGCGTTTGTCGTCGGCCTGGTCCCAGGCTTGCTGCACGCGTGCGGCACCCTGGGCGTCGCCTTGGGCTACTAGATGGCCATTCCAGGCACGCAGGCCAAGCACTGCAGCAAGCGTTGCAATCACAATGAGCACGGCTTTCATGGCGTGCCCCCTATCTCGCGCACGCCGCCCAAATAAACCAGGTTGCGCCAGTACGGCAGCTTGCTTCGGCCGGGTGCATAGAACTCATAACGGTGGCCAGCGCGCACCCAGATGCAATGCCAACGGCCCGCCCGCGTGCGCACAAAGGAAATGCGTGTTTGAGCTGGGTTCAGTACCCAGGCCACCAGCGCGGCAACGATGCAGTTGCAGGGGAATTTCATGGCATGGGCTCCCCAAGGCACATCGAACGCAGCGCCTTGCGGTCTTTCCAGACGCCCCTGCAGGTACGGTTGTCAGGATGGCTACACCGGTCGCTCGGCTTGTTGACTGGGCCTGCGCGGTCGTAAAGCAGGATGGCTTCACAGGCTCCGGCATAGTTCTCGGCCTGCAGGCGCAGCTTGATGGTGCTGGGGCCTGTGCGGTCGTTGTTAAAGCAGACCGGCGTGACGCCTGTGTTGTAGGCCAGGCCCACGTAAGCATCCCATTCGCGTTGGAGCAGCTTGATGTCGCCGAGGCAGCGCCGAAGGGCTATCTCTTTTTCATTGGCATCAGAGCGAAGCCTGACCAATGCACGTACAGGGTCAGTCTTGTCGCCCATCTTTACGCCTGCCGTGGTACCGAAACCATTGGTTGGTACCTTTGTGCCGTGCACAGGGTCAGCGTAGGCTTGATCGCTGTAGCCCTCGCGCTGAGCTATGTAGACCAGTCCAGTTGCAGATAGCGCAAGGGCCAGAATTGTGTGACGAATTTCAAACGCCATACAGCCCCCCTTGCGCCTGGGGGGCTATCGTCTGAGGTGTAGGTGATTTCATGCACGGCAGGATGCCGTGCAGGTCGCTTTTGAGTTGAGTAAAGCGCTTTACTTATTACTGCTTCGGGCCGAGCGCATCATTGCTTGCAGATTCAATGCTGATGTCGGGTTGGCTGATTCAAGGGGGGGCCTTCTACCCAGCCACTACCTCTCAGCGTTCCGGCTCCAGCACGCATCTCTTCCAACAACCGTTCCCGTTCGCGTCGCTGTTTCTCGAGCAAGCGTTGCCGGCCCTTGTGGGCACGAATTTGGTTTTCCCAATAATTGGCCAGCAGGTAAGCGTAAGTCGAGCAGCCTATTGCAGCACCACTGACAAGCACCATGCCGTGCCAGATCGGGCCAATGAGCTGGTTGGAAACAGCAGGCCCAGAGGCCAATAGTGCCATCACCGCAGTGACTGCAGCCCACGACGAAGACCTCGTTCGATGCGTACTCACCAGTTGCTCGAACTGCCGGTATTCACTTGCTGACATCAACTCGGTGTCTACGGCATCGTCAATGCGATCCCGCATCGCCCAAACCGCCGTGGCGCAAAGCATGCAAAACGGCGAAGCCATCCCTGATGCCCATGCCAGAATTTTGACGCTATCGACAAAGTGCCATGCAAGCTGCGCGAGTCCTAGACCTAGAGCAATCAGAATAGGGAAAGTAACGACGCGAGGAACAGCCAGCCAGCCGATTAGGCGACTGACAGCTCTTGCTCCGAAACCTTCTGTAGCAGCCATTGCCGCAATCCTTCATATACCTCTGAGGCATTAAGTTGACCATCGTATGACATGACGCCGATGGACCCTGTCAGCTTCAAATCCGAGCCCTTGATACTTCCGCCCCCTATGAGCTGGAGTTCCGTCTCAACATCATCCGTGTTTCTGAGCGCCGCTCCCAGAGAGTCCATCAGCTTCTGTCCATCTTCTGTGGTCTTTCGGCTGTAGCGCAGCGTCACACTCAATTCGATGTTGGAGCCAGCGAGTTTCTCAAAATCGATCTTGGCGGCCTGAGAGGGCTTCATGAGCTTCTTCAGCGCAGCCAGCACACCAAAGTCATCCTGAGTCGCAGTTGCCATCGCTGTCGTTTGAACCGCAACCTCTTTGGTCTTTTGGGAACTCTCTGCACCCTGTGGCACTTGAGGCACGATCACCGACGGTGGGAGTACCTCACCACCAAGTTTGATGGTGCGCACGCCCTTGGCTTGATTCATCTTCCTCTTCACCGCCTCGCTTGGGGTATCAATCAGTTGCAGTGTGTTCGTCCCTTCCAAGACCCCGCTGGCATGCAAATACCACTGGAGATAGGCCTCAAAATGCGCAGACTTTAGTGCTTGCGATTGCATGAGCACCATGTGGTTGCCAATCACGGCGAAGAACATGAGTGAAGCCAGAAACTCCCGCCGTTTTCCATCATCCGTGGCAGGCGCGGATACCTTTTCCAGCACAACGTCCACTGCTTCCGCATCATCAATGATGCACAGCGGGTCTGTGTCTGGGGTGTAGGTCATCAAGGCCCCGAAGACAAACCCTGGGTTCTCGCATTTGGTCGAGCCAATAGCGTGATAAATCGGATCCTCTGCCCCGGCCACATTTTGTCGACGCTCCCCAAGCTTCTGGCGCTTGCTCAAAGCTGACTCCAATAATGTCTTTAGGGTCTGGCCATTGGTATCTGCGTGGAAATTTACGCGCTTATAGATGATGGTCTTCTGAACCTTTTTTCCCTTGGTGCTCATGAGTCTCCCTCTATTGCCTGTGACTGTTACTAACTGGCACGCGACGCTTGGATATTCGTCCAGTCGCTATCTATAGCGTTAGACCTACATATCCGTTTTCATTGCCCCCTCCAGCCGCTGCGCGGCCTGGCGGTCACTCGCTGCCTGTTGGTAGCCTGCGCAGTAGGCCGCCCACAGGCTAGTCTCCAACGCACCCATGGCCGCTGGCATCTTTCGGTGTAGCACGGTATCGGGGCCATTCAGCCAACTGGTGAATAGTGCGAACAGCGACGCTTCGCTAGCCTGGTGTAACGGTTCAGGAGTGTCTGGCATTGGTGCTCCTTGTTCTACATCGTCGGCAACTCGCTGCGGCAGTGCTTACATAGTTTGGCCTCGGCCTTGACTGTTTCTGCACAAAACGGACAAGTACGGGTGTCACCAATCACAGAAGGCTCAGCAAGGGCTGCTTGCTGCACCATGATTTCTGTAGTCTGCTTTTCGGTTATTGCCCAAACCAGTGCAATAACCCAAGGAATCAGCGCCCACCCCAAAAGAAAATTCAACACCAGGATGGCTGATGCGTTCGCATGATCTTTCTCGTAGGCGACAAACGCGGGAATGAAGTAGATCATCCCACCGAGAAATCCCAAAAGTCCAAGAATGAACGAGCCAGCACCGCCGCCATTGGCCACCGCTATAAGCGCGAACAGACCAGAGATTCCGGCGATACCAATTAATAAATTTTTACTGCGTTCGTTCACTTTTTCTCCTCTCTGTGCATATTTTCTCCTCTACTTTTAAGCTCTTTTTTGTGCTGTCCGCTCCGATTTGAGCGCATGTGGATTGCGCATGACCGCATCTAAATAGAGGTTCAAGCGCTTGAGCTGCTCCGGTCGAAGGTGAATCACCATTCGCGTGCCGAACTCGCGCTCCATGAAATTCAGAACGGTGATTCGATTGCGCAATTGACCCATGCGCCTCAAAGTGGAGGATTGCTCGGCAGACTCCGGCATGGCTCTTGCCTGAACAGCTTGCACTTGTTCCTTATCGGGCTCCACAGTCTTGGTCGACTCGTGAGCCCGCACACCATCGCTGGCCATCATGAAGATGTTGTAGACCGCATGGATGTGGTGCAGATCGCCATCAATGCGCCCAGCCTGCAGGTTGCCGCTTCCGTTGTCATGCATCTTCTGTTTAGGCAGCAGCTTCAGCAGCCACTGCATCATCTTCTGCAACTTCACCGCGCCTCCGTCTCATTCCCGTCTATTTCGTCTTCTTGCGGGGCGATGGCTTGGGCGGAGCAGCCGAATAGCTGCCGCCAATAGAGCCGATCTGCACGTTGCCATCGCCCAGGTTGGACATATTCATCCCACCTGACGCAGCACTGGTTGGTACTGCAGACAGCAAGGCCCCCATGGCGGCACGTCGGACAGCTGGCTCAGCAGCACGGAAGTACTTGAGCATCGCTGCCTCCTCTGAGGTTTGTACGGCCTCATCTCGGTCTACAGGCAACTGACCAGTGAGGATGTAGAGCACATCTACACCAATTGTCGCGAGCACAGCAAGGTAGTCCGCATCTGGGCGTCTGGCATCAGTTTCGTAGTTGAACTGCGTTTTACGCGTAGTGCCAGCGCGCTCAGCGAAATCCGACTGGTTGTACCCAAGTCGCTCTCTTTGATCTCGCAGCCTGCTACCAATCGAACTCATAAATAGCCTTGCAAATGGGTACGTTTGTACCCATAATCACACCTATCAACAGTCAACCACAGCGAATCACGCCATGAAAGACGCCACCCCCAACGAGATCAAGCACAACCTGCGCAAACAGGGCACCACGCTCAAGCAATGGGCTGAAGCCAACGGCTTCAAGTACCGCACTGTCAGCGAAACCGTTCGCGGCTTGCGCAAGGGCAACTACGGCGAAGGCCGTGAGGTGCGCCTGAAGCTTGGTCTCCCCGTCAGCGATTGACGCATTTTCACACTGTTTCACGCAGATAAGGGCATGAAACCCGAATTTCGTGCAAGGAGCCGTCGCCAATGAGTCGAACAACAAACTACACCAATGCCGCCCAGCAGCGCCTGCTGCAGCTCGTCGACCTGCTTGCCGGGCATGAACTGCAGGGCCTGGCACCCACAGCAATTGCCCGCGCCCTGAACTGTTCCGGGACGGTGATTACTCGTGACCTGGACAACCTGCGCACCGCAGGCTGGGCCGAACGCACGCCCGACCAGGAGCGCTGGCGCCTGAGCCCCCACGTCGTGCAGATCTCCCTCAAGCACGCGGCAGGCATCCAGGCAGGCCAGCAAAACATCAATGACGTGGTGCAGCGCTTCAGCCGCACTTGACCAATAGACCCATAGGAAGAAATCAATATGAGCAACGCAGGACGCAAGCCCATCGCCGCAGCCACCACTGTGGAATCCAATGCAGACCATCAAGCCATTGCAACAGCCGCTACGGCTGCTGACCAGATGTCAGTACTGCAAGCCAGCTATGGTCAGGAGCGTGACCTGGCCAATCAGCTACTTGGTCAGATTCAAATGAGCCGCGCTATCTCCAAATTTACCGACGTCGTGAGTTTGCAGAAGCTCAAGTACATCAAGGAAAACAAGTCCTACCGGGCACTTAGCGGTCAAAAAGGGGTTGATCGCCACGGCAATGAAATTCCCGACGTCGGAACTTTTGACGGTTTTTGCCGCGCACTCGGAACAAGTGCCAGCAAGGTGGATGAAGACTTAACGAACCTTCAAGCCTTCGGAGAGGATGCCCTGGCACAACTGACGCAAGCGGGCGCGGGCTATCGCGAACTGCGCCAGTACCGCAAGCTGCCCGAAGACCAGAAGCTGGCCCTGATCGAGGTGGCCCAGGCCGGCGACAAGGAGAGCTTTGTCGAGCTGGCCGAGGAAATCATCGCCAAGCATGCCAAGGAAAAAGAAGCCTTGAGCGCCCAGGTGCAGGAGCATCAGGAAACCATCGAAGCCAAGGACCGCGTCCTGGCCAGCAACAGCGAGCGCATTACCAGCCTCGAAGAGAAAACCGCCAGGGTTTTCAAGCCACGCCCAGGCAGCGAAGCTCGCACGGCTGATGAAGAGCTGCTGCTGGATGAAATCCAAGAAGCCACGGCTGCATCCCTGCATGGCTTGCGCCGCCTTTTCACTGCAGCCGATGCCGCAATCATCGGCAGCGAGCGCGATGCTATTCAATTGGCCGCTCGTCAGGGCGTGGAATACCTTTGCCAGCAACTGGTCGATATCGCTGCCGAGTTCAACATCTCGGTTGACCTGGAAGAGCGCTTGCAGCCGTCCTGGATGTCGCCCGAGGCCTTGGCCGCTATGGAACAGCGCCAGGCCGAGCGTGACGCGGCTGAGAAATAAGGCCAAGCCATGGATGCCATCCGCATGGAAGTCATCAACCAGGCAGCGCGCGAATGCGCCGAGGCTCCATGGGGCCAGACGGGCGCCATCGTGCAGCGTGCTGCCAATGTGCTGAACCTCTCGGTGCAGCGTACTACCACCTTGATCTCCAAGGCCTCGCGCGATCTGGGCCTGAGTGAGAGCCGCAAGCGCCGCAGCGATGCGGGCCAGTCTGCGATCAGCGACTCCGATCTGCTGCTCATCAGCGGCACGATGACGCATGACCGCCGCGCAGGCAAATGGATGCTGTCCTGCCAGGATGCGATCGACATGCTGTTTGAGGGCGGAAAGCTGGGCTTACGTCTCTCGGCCAGTCATGTGAATCGGCTCCTGCGCGAGCGCGGTATGCATCCCGAGCAGATCAGCCGTCCAACACCGTCCACCCGTATGCGCACCGAGCACATCAATGCGATGTGGCAGATCGATGCCTCGGTGTGCGTGCTCTACAAGACGCCCAAGGGCGAGCTGGTGCTGCTGGAAGAGGACGGCGTGCACTACAAGAACAAGCTGCACAACTACACACGGGTCATGAACGACCTGCTGGTGCGCTATGTGGGGGCTGAGCACGCGAGCGGCGCTATCGGCACGCGCTTCTACCTGGGCGGCGAAACCACCGAGAACGCGCTCGACTTCCTGATGTGGCTGATGACACAGCGGCAGGATGTCGGAGGGCAGCCCATGCCTTTCCACGGCGTGCCCTACATGCTCTATACCGACCAGGGCAGCGCGTTCAAGTCCGGGCCGTTCGCCAACTTCTGCCGCGCCATGGAGATTGACCTGCAGCACCACAAGCCTCGCAACAGCCGGGCGACTGGTCTGGTCGAGAACGCGCAGAACCTGGTTGAGCGTGGCCTGGAATCCCGCCTGCGCTTCCTCGACCCCGAAAGCATCACCGTGGCACGGCTCAATGCCCTGGCTGAGTTGTGGATGCATGCGTACAACGGCACGCGAAAGCACAGCCGCCACGGCATGACCCGGTATGCGGCCTGGGCCACCATCGGCTCCCAGCATCTGCGCTTGGCTCCATCGATGGAGATCATGCGCGCGCTGCCCGCCAGCATGGCGAAGACTCGCACGGTCACCAGTGACATGCGCGTCACATACGCCCTCAAGGGCCAGGGCAGCCAGGACTATGACCTGCGCTATGTGCCTGGTCTGTCGGCGGGCGACAAGGTGTTCGTGACGGTCAACCCCTTTGACGCACCCAATGTGCGTGTGGGCGTGACAGACCGCGAAACCGGCGAGATCGTCTGGCACCAGGTGGAGCCCACGGCCAAGGGCTTCATGGGCTACGACGCATCGGCCCCCGTGGCTGGCAAGGAATTCAAGTCCATGCCAACCACCCCGGCGCAGCAGCTGCGCCAGGCGGTCGATGCGCAGGCCTACGCCAAGGACGGCAAGGCCGCGACAGCCGCCGAGGTGGAAGCAGCCCAGCGCGACAAGGTTGCTCCATATCTGGGCCAGTTCGACCCCCTGGCCGATATCAAGGCCAAGGCCGCCAGCCTGCCCACCTACATGCAGCGTCCTGGCACTGCCCATGAAGCTGCAGCGCCGAGCGTGGAGGCCGCACGCCTGTCCGTGGCAGAGGCCTGCAAGCGCATCAAGCAGGCCTTGGGCGAGCTTTACGACGCTGGCACCTATGCCTGGCTCACCGAGCGCTATGGCGCTGCAGGCGTGCCCGAGGACGTTGTCAAACAGATGATCTCGGCCCGCCGCGATCAGCAGAACACCACACCAGGCACCACCGGCCTGCGTGCTGTGGGAGGCACCCGATGAGCACTCAAACCATCTTTGCAGAGCTGTCCCAGACCCTGGGTCTGAGCCAGCGGGCCATCAGCCGCGAGTGCCGCATCAGCGCGGCCGGCCTGAATCGCATCGTGAACCAGGGCATCTGGCCCAAGTTCGACGCACGCGCACTGCGCAACCGTATTTGGGCATTCCTGGTCAGGCGTGGCGCCACCCAAGACCAGGCCGAGGCGGCGCTGCCGCCCTTGTCCAAAAAGTTGGCCCCGGTCGTTGGAGCGACCGAGGCCGTCCCCGAAGAACCGAAACCACTCAAGAACCCCGAGGAGGATGTAATGCTACTACCCAAGCAATCCCTGACTGAAAACGCCCGCAAGGCCTTTAGCCTGTTCACAGACCCCTTTGCCTCCGAAGTCACCCGCGACGAAGAAATGTTCGTCAACGGCGAGATTCGCTTTGTGCAGGAGGCTGCTTGGCAGGCAGCGCTGGGCGGCCGCATGGTGGCCGTCATTGGCGAATCCGGCGCGGGCAAGTCCACGCTGCTGGGCGATCTGAAGGAAAAGATCACCCGCCAGCACAAGCCTGTGGTGCTCGTCGAGCCCAGCGTCGAGGGTATGGAGGACACCGACAACAAGGGCGAGACGATGCGCTCGGCGGATATCCACGCCGCCATCATCTACACCCTGAACGCCAAGGCCACGGTGGCGCGCGGCAAAGAAAAGCGCTCGCGCCAGGTGCAGTCCTTGCTGGAAGAGTCCACCACCTCGGGCCGCAGCCATCTGCTGGTGATCGAGGAGGCCCACGCGCTGCCCATCCCCACGCTCAACCATCTGAAGCGCCTGCACGAAAAGATGCGCCTGGGCCGCCGCCCCATGCTGGGCATCCTGCTCATGGGCCACCCCGAGCTGGAAGACAAGCTCAATCGCCACGACGTGCGCGAAGTGATGCAGCGCACCGAGATCGTTCGCCTGCGCCCCCTGGGCTCCGACCTGGCTGGTTATCTCAAGGTTCGGGCCGAGGCCTGCAACCGCAAGCTGGACGAGCTGATCACCGTGGATGGCGTCGACGAGCTGCGCAGCCGCCTCACGGTGAACGCAGGCAAGGACCATGTCAGCCTGCTGTACCCGCTCAACGTCAACAACTGGATGGTGGCTGCACTCAACGCAGCTGCAGAGATCGGCGCCCCCGTGGTCAATCGTGACGTCATCGCCGCAATGTGATGGAGGTTCGACATGCACACCTACTGCATCACGGTCACCCAATGCGCTGGGCGCAAGCCCAGCGTGGTGATTCTGGATTTTCTCAACATGACGGATGCCTTCGCATACGCGAACCAGAAATGGCCGACGGCCAGCAGCATCCACATCACGCCCATGCAGGCCTGCAAGAAGGAGCCCGTCTGATGCGCCGCCATATCCCTATCGAAATGGAGTGCCATCAACGCGCGCCCAGCCGCTTCGAGCGCTTCGCCCTGGTTCTGCTGATCGCCTGCTGCATCTTCGGAGTCGGCGCAGCAGGCGCCATGGCCCTGGGCTACATCAAATACAACTTTGGAGTCTGGCCGCTATGAGCATCGGAATTGGAATCCTGATTTTTCTGGCGGGCGTGCTGATCGGTGGCGTCCTGGCCACTGTCGGAGCCATCACCGCCATGGAGGGCTACTGAGATGCAAAAGCTCAACCTCACCCCTCGCCAGTACCCAGGCCTGCCCGGCGATAGCCGCCGCACCAAGGCTCGCAAGCGCGCGGTCGCCACTGCACCCCAACGCGCCGAGGGCGTGGTGGAGCCCGCCCGCTATGACCGCATGCGCGCCCCCGTTTGGGAGCCCGCCGCATCCACCCCCACACGCCCCGGCGCACATGACTTTCAGCGCGTCGAGAGCCGTGGGCTGAGCTGCTGAAACCAAAGCCAACTGAAAGAGCACCAAATCATGACTACTGAAAACACCATCCCTCCCGGCTACTGGAAGAATGCCCGTGGCGACCTCGTTCCCGAATCCCGCGTGACCGATATCGACAAGCTGCGCGACCAGGTCGTGCGTGATCTGTGCGTGATGGCCAAGGAGCGCAGTGTCGGCCTGCGTGACTTCAAGCTCAACAGCATGCAGAACGTGGCCACGCTGGTCACCATCAGCATGGAGCAGTACGGCGTCAAGAGCGGCGGCGACAAGGGCAATGTGACATTGACCACCTATGACGGCGGCTTCAAGATCGTGCGCCAAATGGCCGATCACCTAGTCTTCGGCGAGCAGCTCCAGGCCGCCAAGGAGTTGATCGACCAGTGCGTGATTCGCTGGGCCAAGGATGCTGACGACAACATCAAGGCTCTGGTCACCCATGCCTTCCAGACCGACAAGGAAGGAAAGATCAACACGGGCCGTGTGCTGGGCCTGCGTCAGCTCAAGATCACTGACGAAGACTGGCTGAAGGCCATGCAGGCCATCACTGACAGCATCAAGGTGGCCAGTACCAAGCCCTACATCCGCTTCTATGAGCGCAATGCCCAGGGCGGCTATGACCCGATCAACCTGGACTTGGCGGCGGTATGAGCGAATCAATGAAGCGCAAGGTGCGCGTCACCATCACCAAGGAAATCGAGATCGAGCTGACTCCAGCTGTATTTGGCGGACTCAGCCAGGAACAGTACCTGGAAGAGTTTCGCAAGAGTCTCTGGCAGATCGAAGGTATAGACGACGTATTCACCTACGCCGCAGAAATGGCGGCTCACCACGGCGGGGGCTACCAGCATGACGGTCTGGGCCTTCTGAGCGAGCACTTCAGCACCCACCCACGCGTTCCGGATGTGAAGTTCAACGTGTTGGAAGAAGACACTGAATCGGAGTTCATCGAATGATCAAGAACGCCATCTCCTACCGCATTGCCCCAACATGGGTGCCTGACCTGCAGGCCCTGGAGGCTGCTCTGCAAAAGACCCCGTTTGCCGAGTGTGGCGCAACCCAGGAGCGCTCGGTCGGCTGGGTGCCACCTCGTGGCGACCAGCATGGCCTGCTGGCTGAATCGGTCGCAGGTCAGTGGATGTTGCGCTTTATGACCGAAGCCAAGCTGATTCCCGCCAGCGTGCTCAACCGCAAGGTCAACGAGAAGGCCGAGCACATCGAAAAGACCGAAGGCCGCAAGCCCGGCAAGAAGGAAAAGCGCGATCTCAAGGACGAGGCCAAGCTGGACCTGCTGCCCATGGCATTCACCAAACAGGGTGCGATGTGGGTCTGGATCGACCCCCAGGCTCGCTTGCTGTTACTCGATACCAGCGCCCAAGGCCGTGCCGATGAAATCGTGACCCTCCTGGTGGAGGGCCTGCCAGGCTTTGCGCTCGCCCTGGTCGACACACAGACCAGCCCGCAAGCCGCCATGGCCCACTGGCTGGTCACGCAGGAGCCACCTGCAGGATTTTCGATTGACCGCCAGTGCGAGCTGGTCGCTGCTGACCAGTCCAAGGCCGTGGTGCGCTATGCACGCCATCCCCTGGATATCGACGAGGTACGCAAGCACATCGAGCACGGCAAGCTGCCGACCAAGTTGGCCATGACCTGGGACGACCGCGTGAGCTTTGTGCTTACCGACAACCTGCAAGTGCATGGCATCACGCTGCTGGATGCGGTAATGGATGGACAGTCCCAGGACGACGGCGGCTTCGACACCGATGTGACCATCACCACGGGCGAGTTGTCGCGCATGCTCCCGGATCTCATCGAAGCGCTGGGCGGCGAAGGCCGCACCGGCCTCGGCGAGCTGCCCGCCTCACTGCCCAAACAGGCGACGACAACCGGCCCCGCCGCTGCTCCTGCAGATACAGAACCGGATGCCGCTCCGTTCTAGCGCCACGAGGCCCGGAAACCCGTTCAAAAACGTTCCAGAAGAAAAATCCAGGGGGATGCCGCAGCAAAGGCTGCGAGCCCCTCAGAAGCCCGGAAATCAACACATGCCGTCAGAACTGGAAAAGCACTGCAACCACTGCGACGAAGACTGGCCCGCAGACCTGGAGTTTTTCTACAGCGATTCACGCGGGAAGTACGGGCTGCACTGCTACTGCAAAGCCTGTTACGCAGAACTGATACGCCCACCAGCATCCCGTCGTAAAACCCCACTCCCGCCGCAAGTCCGCCTCTCCGACTCTTTCGCCCATCTCCTGCTCAATCCTTCCTATGACCAACAACATTGCCGCAATCCACACCCTCAAGAGCAAGCTGCAGCTCTCGGATGACGACTATCGCGCGTTGCTGATGAACCTGACGGGCAAGTCCAGCAGCAAAGATATGACGCCTGTACAGCAGGACGCTGTGCGTGACCACATGCAGCAGTTGGCGGTCAAGCTCGGTCTGGCCAAACCCACACGCAGCCGCCGCAACACATTCGCACAGTCCAAGCAGTCCGCCAGCCCCAAGGAGCGAAAAGTCTGGGCACTGTGGAACCAGCTGTATCGCGACGGGAAGCTGCGCGACAACAGCGCTGCATCGCTCAATGCCTGGGTGCAGCGCACGGTAGGTGCTGCCGCGCTGCGTTTTGCCAATGGTGCACAGCTCGACACGTTGATCGAAGGTCTGAAATCCTGGGGAGAAAGGGAATAACCATGGCTCGCACTTTTCTGACCGCCGCCGAGGCCGTTGTGCTCACCACTGTCCTGCCGCCTGGTATGACCGACGAAATGCGCGATGTTGCTCACTGTCTGTTTGAGGCGCTCGCACTGATGGACGGGCGCGTCGGTCAGGCCAAGCCAGACCAGGCCTGGACGCAGAAGCTGCAGGCCTTTGCCAATATGTCGGTGGTGCAACTGCAGCACTTGGCTCGTGAAAAAGGTGGCCGTACCATCTACCTGTCGCGCGGCCTGGCAATGCAGCTCAGCGCCCGCGACCGAGAGATGTGCGCAAAGTTTCGAGGCAACTACGACGAGCTGGCCGACGAGTACGATCTCACTCCAATGCGTGTTCGCCAGATCGTGGACACCTACCAACGAGAGATGTTTTTAAGCCGTCAGCAGCAACTGCCCGGTTTGGACTGACCCCAAGGGCGGCGCGCAACGCGCCAGCCCATCGCCCGGTGCAATGCCTGGTGAAATTTAGTAAAGCGCTTTACTTATAGCGAAAGCCCCGTCCGCAAGACCATGCGGGACATGGGCAACAAAACCACCCCCTCGCAATTTCCTGATGGCCTGGAGATCTTCCAAGCCGGGGCCCGCACGGCCACCAACGGCCAGGTCTATGTGATCACCGAGGCCGATGTCGCTGCCACGGCCGCTGCTTACGACCCCGCCGTCCACGAAGCGCCCCTGGTCATTGGCCATCCCGCAGATGACCACCCCGCCTGGGGTTGGGTCACCAAGCTGTCGGCCGAAGGCGGGACGCTCAAGTCCAGCCACCAGCAGATAGACCCCTCATTCGCCGAGTACTACGGCGCCGGCCGCGTCAAAAAGCGCAGCGCCGCCTTCTACCACCCCGAAGACCCAGCCAATCCGAAGCCTGGCGTCTATTACCTGCGTCACGTCGGCTTCCTGGGTGCCGAGCCTCCAGCCGTCAAAGGCCTGCGTGATCCCAAGTTCGCCGAAGGCGGAAACGACACCGATTTCGGACTCATCTTTTTTTCCGAGCAACCCACCCCCAACCAGGAGCACCCATCCATGACCGAAGCCGAACGAATCGAAGCCGAGCGCAAAGCCAGGGAAGAAGCCGAGCGCAAGGCTGCCGAGGAAGCGCAGAAGACAGCCGCAGCTGTCGCCGAACGCGACCAGGCACGCGCCCAGCTGGCTCAGTTTTCTGAGCAGCAAAAGCGTGATCGCCACACCGCCAACGTCTCGTTCGCGGAAAGCCAAGTCAAGGCCGGCCGCTTGATGCCCAAGGACAAAGACATGGCTGTCGCCACGTTGGACCGCCTGGCCGAGGCCGAACCAGTGGAGTTTTCCGAAGGTGACACCAAACGCAAGGTCAGCCCCTCTGCCTGGCTGCAGGAGCTGATCGCCGGCAGCAAGCCATCGGTCGATTTCAGTGAGCACGGCGGTGGTCAAGTACCCGAAGGCGAGCAAGGCAGCGCCAAGGGCAAGAGCGACGCCGAGATCGACAAGGCCGCCAAGGCCTACGCCAACAAGCACAACGTGAGCTACGCCGAGGCGGTGAGCAAGGTTGTGTCGTTCGAGGGCTGATTCCCCCAACTCCCCAGAAGGAAACCACAACATGATGACGCTCGACGAAATCCGTCTCAAAGCCAACCCGGTCCTCACCAACCTGCTGCTCGGCCGTGGCCAGGGCACTATGGTGGCAGACCGCCTGTTCCCCCGACTGCCGCAGTCGCTGAGCACGGTGACCATTGCCAAGATGGGCGATGCCGCTCGCCGCCGCTACAACCTGCGCCGCGCGCCTGGTACAGCGACCAAGCAGATCACCATCAACTTCGAGGGGAAGCTCTACACCGTCAAGCAGCACGCGGTAGAAGTTCCCATCCCCCGCGAGCTGATCCGCGAGTCCGACGAAGCCAAGAAGCTCAATCTCGCGCCCAACATCGGCATCTCCACCGTGGCTATGACCACGGCGCGCGATGTCCTGAACCTGGATTACGAGATCGAGGCGGCCGAGTTTGCCACCGACCCCAGCAGCTTCGCGCCCGGCCATTCCAAGGCCCTGGCTGGTGCTGAGAAGTGGTCGGCGACCACTGGCATGCCTGTGACAGACATCCTGGCGGCTTCCAATGTGATCCGCAAGAAAGTCGGCCGCCGCCCCAACAAGCTGATTCTCTCGGCTGATGCAGAAACCGCTCTGATCTCCAATGCTGAGGTCAAGAGCTACCTGCCATCCACGCAGATGGGCCCGGCGACACTGGAGCAGCTCAAGACGATCCTGAAGGTCAAGGAGATCGTTGTAGGCGATGCCTCCTATACGGATGAAGACGACGAAGGTCATGACGTGTGGGGCAACGCGGCCGTGCTGGCTTACGCGCCCGACATCCCGGCTTCCGGCGAATTCAGCCTGGCAGAGCCCGCTTTCGGCTTTACCAACGTCATCGAAGGCCATCCCTTCAGCGAGACGCCCGTGTACCGCGAAACGCAAAAGAGCTGGATCTATGGCGGCACCTTCGAGCGCGCGCCCAACATCGCTTACCCCGATGCCGGCTTCCTGTTCCTGAACCCGAACTAAGGAGCCGCCACCATGACTTTGATCGCAAAGATCCTCATCGTGGCCAGCACCGTGGGTGCTGACGGCAAAACGGTGCGCAAAGAGTTCAAGCCCGGTGCAGCAGTGACGGGCCTGAGCGACCACGACGAGCGCGAGCTGCTGAAGATGAAGGCGCTGGCTGACACGGACCGAGAAGAAGCCAGCGACCAGTACGACGCCATGCGTGCTGAGCATGCGCAACGCGAATTCGAGCGCGAGCGCCAGGCTGTCCTGCAGAAGCGTGGATCCACCGAGCCTCCAGCCGGGCTCTTCGCCAGCACTGACGGCACCGGCCAGACCTCTGGCTTGATTGATGGCGCCGGTGGCAATGCTGCTGCTGGCGACGGCCAAGGCGGTCAGGGCAGCAACGCTGGCGATGCTCAGGGAACCCAGGCCAGCAGCAGTGTTAGCCAGGCCGCCTCCTTGGTTGATGCAGCCGGTGGCAATGCTGCTGCTGGCGACGGTCAAGGTGATCAGGGCAGCAGCAATGCTGGCGATGGTCAGGGAGCCCAGGACAGCAGCAACGCTGGCGAGTCCGCAGCACCCGCGCCCGACACATCTACAGCTTCCGCTCCCACACCGGCACCCGCAGCTGCTCCCTCGGAGAAGCCCAAGAGTACGGGCAAGGGCGCCCCGAAGCGCAACTGACAACCACCCCGAGCGAGAAGCTGCCCCCGGTCCAGGTCATGAGCACCTGGCCGGGTTGGGCCAGTAGGAAACCCTTTCACATCGACCTGGAGCGAAACCATGGCATCTCAGAACAACCCCGGCCGCCAGTTTGACAAGCAGCACGCGGTCACCATCGTGGCCACGGCCATCATCGAGAAATACCGCTTTGTCGGCTACAACGGCCAACACGCAACCAGCGCAGGCGGCGTGCATGACTCTCAGGGCACCAGCGAGTACGGCGCCGCTGTGGGCGCTGCCTTCTCGGCCATCACCAGCTATTCCGGCCTGGTGGAAATTGCGGCTGGCCAGACCATTGCCTTCGGCGATCCGGTCAAACCTGCGGCCGACGGCAGCGGCAAGGCAGCGCTGGGTGACTCCGATGACAACTGCGGCCGCGCCCTGGGCGCCGGTACCGAAGGCCACATCATCGAAGTCCAGATCCAGCGCCACGTTCACCCTGCAACGCCTTGATCTGACGGCAGGCCAATCGCATGAGCTACGCCACCGTCGCCGACATGGTTGCCCGTTTTGGTGCTCTGGAGCTGATCCAGCTCACCGACGTGGACAACATACCGCCCAGCACCATCGACGAAGCCCGTGTCGGGCTGAAGCTGGAAGACGCCTCGTCTTTCATCGACGGCTATGTGGGCCAGGTCTACCGCCTGCCGCTGCAGGGTTGCCGCAAGCCCCTGATCCCCGGCCAGCCCGTGGAATACGCCATGCCGCCCGTCCTGGTGCGAATGGCCTGCGATGTGGCGCGCTACTACCTGCACGACGACCTGGCCCCCGAAAACGAGGTGTACCGCCGCTACAAGGCGGTCATTGCCGAGCTGGATGCCATCGCCATGGGTAAGTCCATGTTGTCCTGCCCCTGGGGCGGGTCGCCTGGCTCGCTGGTGGCGGCCGACGCCCAGCAAGGCACTGACGTGCATTTCGATTTCAGCCCACGCGCTGTGACAGACGACACCCTGCGGGGGTTCGGCTGATGCAAACGACCTGGAATTTTCTCGACGCTCAGACCGGCATCGTCGACCGCCTCAAGGCAAAGACGCAGCCGGCCGATGGCAGCGGCTGGGCCCGCCTGGTCGGCACCCGCAAGGAGCTGGCGGCCGTGGCCGAGGAAATGCAGGTCACGCCTGCTGTCTATGTCGTTTACGACGGCTTTGCCGTCCTGCCTGGATCGGACGAGTACTCGCTGCAGCTGAGCCATCGCTGGTTGGTCGTCCTGGCCATCGGCAATGCGGCCAGCCAACGCGAGGCTGCCGCCCTCGACCAGGAAGCAGGTCCGCACCTGGGCGAACTCATCAAGGCCTTGCATGGCTACACGCCGCCGCAATGCAACAGCCCCCTGGTGATGTCCACACCGCCGAGGCCTTTCTATAGCCCGGCCAAGTTTGCCTATTACCCGCTGCTGTTCACCGTCAGCAGCATCCATTGCTAGTTTTTTTAGGAGAGAGAAATGGCTGAACGCAAATTCTGCTGCTTCAAGGGCCGGGGTGAAATCAGCCTGGTCGATTACCTGGCCCGCCTGGCGCGCACCGCAGGCTTCATTCCTGTAGGCAACGCGCCCAGCTTTGTGCTCAACGCGACCGAGACCACGGAAAACGTGAAGGACTTCACTACGCCTGGCGGTGGTACTGCTTGCGCGTTCCGTGAAATCGACGCCGTCAACGTCTCCCTGCAACTGCGCTGCCACTCCCCACGCAATTGGTCCATTGCTACTGGGGGCAGCGGTGAAGGTGCCGAGGTGGCAACAGCCGCCGTCGCCAGCGAGGAGCATGTGCTGTGGCCTGGCACCGTGGAGCCGCTCGACCACCTGGCCGACGACACCGTGGCCATCGTGGTCAAGAGCGCAGACGGTCAAACGACCTATGACGTTGGCACCGACTACGAGATCACGCCGGCAGGCTCCATCAAGCTGGTCGAAGGCACCACCATCCCCGCGCCGACAGTAGCGCAGGGCAAGGGACAGCCCAACATCACGGTCAGCTACACGCGACGCGAGCAGCGCCTGATCCAGCTGTACTCGCAGCCTCCCAAGCCTGTGGCACTCCACTTCGATGGCTACAACGTGGCCGAAAGCCCCGTCCAGCCCATCCACTTTGACCTCTTCAAGGTGGTCTTTGGCCCGGCCGCGTCCGTGAACGTCATCAGCGACAACCTGGCCCAGCTGGAGCTGACCGGTACCGTCGAGCGTGATTCCTCGCGCCCCCTGGGCACCTTGGCCAACCCCTTCAGCCAGTACGGCACGCTGAAGATCTGACGGGCAGGCGCAATGTATCTGGGCCAGTATGAAGACGCGCGCAACCCTCACCATGTGGGGCGTGGCCGCGTGTTCTTCACTCCACCGCTACTGCCGACAGGCGGCGTGAATATGGACGCCTACGGCCGGCGCTGGGGCAACAACTGGCCCAGCTCTCCTGACATCCCCGGCGATCCACGTATGGCACCCGGCCGATTTGTAGGCAACGCCCGTGGTCTGGTCGTGCGGCCGTCTCTGCGGCGCTTGCGTACCTCTCCCTGGGATACCAGAGGCAATGCGGTCATCGACAGCATCGCGGCTTCTCTGACGCTTTATGGCCATGGCGCAGCAAACCTGTCTGACGCTTTGCACGGTCTACGTCTGCAGCATGCCGCACACGAAACCACAGAACAGGTGCGCACAGGCGCGGCCACCATCGAAGCGGGCAGCATGCTTTTCACGCGCCACCTGGTCGATATGAGCAAGCCCGTCGAGGTGACACCGTCCTGGTCGACCTGGACTGAGGGCGTGCACTGGCGCCGTGAAGCATTCGGCGTGCTTTTGCTGGCTGGCATGTCCGCCCCAGAGAGCGCCCGCATTGATATCCGCTACACGCCAGAAGGCAGCAGCGACGAGCTGCAGGTCTTCGGCAATCTGGGCCTTGAGCTGGGCCTGGTCTACGTGGGCCCCAACGTCATCGACGGGCGCATGACCAGGCTGGAGCTGTTCCGCGCTCGGCCTGAGCTGGGTGATGGCCTCCAGCCCCTTGGCGATGGCGTCAGCACCCTGACCCTGAATTTCAACCTGCAACCCGTGTCCAGCGCTGCTGGCCGCCCGGCCGAATGGCTGCGCACGACACGCGGTGCATACACAGCAAACTGATATGGCAGTCGAACAACTGGCACGCGGGCTTTGGACTGGCTGGGCGCCGACGGAGAACCCTTTCAACACGCCCAATGGCATGGATGCGAATCTGCGCACATTGGACGACCACATGGCGCTCTACACGCTTCAGCCGCCTATTGCCGTGGGGACACCACTGCCTGTAACAGCAGGCAATGGTGACGGACAGATCTTCATCAACGGCTCCTACGCAATCTTCAATGCAGGCAGTTGGCAGATTTATGGACCACGCAAGGGCATCATGTTCATGTCCACGGACGCATCCGAATCCTGGCAATGCAACGGGACCGGATGGACGAAGGCCTCTGTCCTGGACGTCCAACCTGCAATTGCGGCGGCACGGGCAACGGTAGAGCCTTTGGTGCAGCGGGCCGAGGATGCGGCACAGGTCGCCACCTCCCAGAGCAACCCGTTTCCCACGATTGCTGCAGGTATTGCTGGCACCGCCAACGGCCAGTTTTTCACCGTCTATACGGGCGGTACAGACAACCTCAAGCGGTCCACCATCTTCAAGAACAATGCCGGCGTCGCCAAGCTCATTCAGGAGCTTATCCCTGGCACTGAGTTCGACGGCCTATCGTCTGAGCTGGCGGACTTCTCCCGCGTCGTGGGCTATGCATCGGCTTTGCCATTTCCACCCGCGTCTGCCGCTGTGACCGGCGGCACTTTCGTCTTTGCTCAGCAAGTCGCTCAAAGCCTCACCCTTTCACGCCTGACCATGAGCGCTGCAATTGCTGGCGTCATCACGCTGAGTGCGTGGACCCGCGCCGGCGACACCTTTACGCGGACTCGCAGCGTAGATGTTCAGGTGGGCGCTGGGCAGCAGACCCTGCAGATCAACTTTCCGGTGATGGCCGGCGAGTATGTGGGCGTGTTTGGTCCCAACATCATTCATTACGGCCTGGGCGGCGCGGAAGGCTGGTACAACGGCGTGGGCAACCAGTTTGTCGACTCCTCTAGTGAGAGCAATTCCCGCCTTTTTGTTCTGCTGGAGACCTCCACCCCGAGCAGAATCGGAAAGCTGGAGGGACAAATAGCGAATGCGGTTACCACGCAAGACCTGGATGAACTGACCACCAAGGTAGGAATACAGATTGGTCAACAGGCGCCGATACCCGATGGCAACTGGGATGTGTCTTGGGGCTCGATGTTTGCCATGGAGCAGGCTGCCCCCTGGCGCGGTACTGTGTCCCGAGTGGCATTCCGCACTTCTGCGGCCGGTGATTTCCGAGCGATGGTCTTCAAGCGCACAGGAAATCTATTCGAGGTCGTTCAAGAGGTGGTGTTGCACGCTCCTGCGGCTGGCCCCCACGAGTTTGAGACGAACCTGCCTATCGAAGAAGGCCAGCATGTAGGCTTTCGGACTGCTGTGGGCCGCTATCAGACTGGCACTACCGAGCAGTACGGTTGGTTCGGCGGGTCTGGTACGACATCGTTCGTTGACGACACCGTCTCTCGCAATTCTCGCCTGCTGGTGGGTTTCAGATTGGAGCATCGCCGGCTCGCCGCCGTTGCCGGCATGTCTCGGCATGAAGGGCTGCCGTTTGAGAGTGCCTTGATCATTGGCATGGGCCAAAGTCTGATGGAAGGCTCCCAGACACCAACCAGCGGCACAAGCCCAATCACCACTGTCCAAGAGTACGACAGCGTCGGCTTTCCCGCTTATCCAGCCGCCCCTACATCGATAGCCCCAGCGACCGTAGCAAACACCCAGCGCTCCGGCAGTCGTGGTGAATGGCCAGGCTTGGGCGCCGCTGCATCGGTACGTCAGCGACTCCTGGCAAACAACAACATTTCCTACAGGGACGTCAAAAGCACTCTGGTCATTGCCAACAATGCGGTCGGTGGCTCGCCAATCGCCAACATCTCCAAAGGCACTGCGCCCTACAACTCGGCCGTTGCGCAAGCCACTGCGCTGGCGGGTCTGACTGGCGACAAGTCTGGTGTTATGGCTGTCATCTACGGCCAAGGGGAGAGCGACGGCGTGCTGACCCGTGAGCAATACCGAGAGGCCTTGATCAAGCTGGCCACGGACTTGGATGCGGATCTGCGAGCCGCTACAGGCCAAGCCAAGCAGGTTCCCCTGATCGCCTATCAGCTTGCCACTGCCCGCCGTGATATCTCTCTGGCTCAGCTCGATGCGGCCCGCAAGAGCCCTTTGGTGAGCATTGCATGCGCCATGTACCCGTTCACGTACTACGACACACAGCACGTCGACAGTATTTCGTCGCGTCGTATGGGGGGCTACTACGGTGCGGCCGTCAAGCGCATTGCGGTGGATGGCGGGCGCTGGGAGGCCTTGTGGCCGATTGATTGCCGGGTTGATGGAAATTTCATCACACTCACATTCAATAAGTCGGGGCTGCAGTTCGACGTGAACCTGGTACCGGTCCAATCCAACTATGGCTTCTGGGTCTCCTCGGGATCTGGGCCTGTGCAGACGATCAATAGCATCGTTGTGCTGAACTCCAACCAGGTGCGCATCGAATGCGCACAGGCACCGCAGCCAGGCTGGACGGTGAACTACGGCATCAACGCTGTGAACATGGCTCCCTTTACCGGACGGGCCGGCAACTTGAGAGACTGCGCAGGCGATGTGCTGCAGTTCGACAACTACCCATTGCACAACTGGTGCCTTGGATTCGACTGGACTATCTGATGAGCAAGCTGTTTCACAACCCGGCCACAAAAAGCATCGCTGGCCACGATTTCCAGGTCAGCCAGGTGCCTTTTGAGGTCTTCACCGAGGCATTCGAGTTTGGCGACTGGCTGATCAGCATGCAGGGCGGCAAATTCGATCTGGCCAGCCTCAAGGTGCTGCAAGGCGAATCGACCTTGCGCCTGGCGCTGGAAAAGTTGCTGGCAGCGTGCCTGGCGCCAGTGCAGGATGGCCAGGCCAAGCCCATGTCGGTGGCTGATGTGCGTGCGATGCCGATAGCCATGGTGCTCGAAGCAGTCTATGTGGTGCTGGAGGAAAACCTCAGTTTTTTTACCCAGCGCCTGCAGGCGATCAAGGTGATCCAGGCGAAACTGATGTCGATTGGTTCGCCGTTGCTCAGCAGCTCATCGCCGCAGGCCACGACCGACAGCAGCTTCGGCGCTACAGCATCGACGAGCTGAAAGGCTATCTGCAGGCCATCGGCGACCAGGCCGAACGTCATGCACAACACCAGGCGGTCCACACAGCCGTCGCACTCGCAGGGGGCTCAATCTGAGCCCCTTTTTTCATGGGCAAACTCTAAAGCGTTTTACTTATTGCTGAGGGCCGTGGCGGGAGACCATGCGGTCCATGGCAAACAACCTCGAAATCGGACTGCGGGTCCAGGCCGCACTGGACGAAGCGCGCAAAGAAGTCCGCGCGTTCACTGCCGAAGTCCAAGAGCTGGGTGCAGCCGGCAAAAAAGCTTCGTCAGAAATGTCGACCGTGCCGGCGCCCGCGTCTGGCTCGGCTCCGTCGGCTCCCGGCTCCGACCAGGCCGCTACAGCCAGGCAGGCGGCCACGGCCACTCAAGAGCAAGCCACAGCCACGGCCACGCTGTCAGCAGCCCAGAAGGAACAGGCCGAAGCCTCTGATCGCTCAGCCAAGTCCGAGCAGGAGCTGACCAAGCAGCGGGAATCCCAGGGGCAGCAAAGCAGGAAGAACGAGGAGCAGCAACAGCGCCAGGCTAAAGGCTCCGACGAAGCCGCCAAGGCTACCGACCGTGAAAAGCTGGCCATTGACCGCCTGATTGCCAGCCTGGACCCCGCCGCCACTGAGGCCTTCCGCCTAGCGCAAGCTCAGAACGAACTGAATACTGCCCTGGCCCGTGGCCTCATCACACAGGACCAGCACACGCGCCTCATGGGCCTGGCTCAGCAGCGCTTTGCCGGCCTTGGTGTTTCTGCAGGGCAAACAGCAGCGGCAATGCGCATGCTGCCGGCGCAGATCACCGATATCACCACCAGCATCGCCAGCGGCATGCCCATCTGGCTTGTGGCGATCCAACAAGGTGGGCAGATCAAGGATTCGTTCGGTGGTGTGGCTCCTGCCTTCAACGCCATCACCTCGGCAATCTCCCCGGCCAAGGCGGCCGTCGGCGGTCTGGCCTTGGGTGTTGGAGCCTTGGCACTGCTGTTCCTCGAAGCCGAGAAAAAGGCCTATGCCTTCAATGTGGCTGTGCAGACCACCGGGAATGCGGCCGGCGCGACGCATGGGCGCATCGAAGCCCTGGCCGAGGCGGCCAACAAAGTCAGCGGCATCAGCAAGAGCGCAGCCGAGTCCGCGGCCGTGGCCATGGTGCAGTCCGGTCGCCTTGGCATCGACGTCATCGGCAACCTGACCAAGGCCATCAACGGCTATGCGACCGCCACCGGGCAGTCCACCGATGCGGCGGCCAGCTCCCTTGCCAAGCTGTTTGCGGAGCCTGCCAAGGCCGCCAAGCAGCTGGATGATCAGTTCAACTTCCTCTCGGCAACGCAGCGCCGGCACATCGCCGACCTGGTCGAGCAAGGCCGGGTCGAGGAAGCCCAGCTGGAGCTGAGCCGGCAGACCGCCGACCACTTCGGCCGCGTGGTGCCGGAAAACCTCGGCTATCTGATGAAGGCCCTGAACACTGCGGCCGAGGTGGCCCGTAAATTCTGGGGCGCAATCATGAACACGGGCAAGCAGCAGACTCCAGAGGACTTGATCAATGAACAGGAGGCCCGCGTCACTCAGCTAGCAGCAGACCTCAAGCGTCGCGGGAGCAATTTGGCGGGCAATCAGCAGATGCCAGCAATGCTCGTCGCAGAGATGAACAAGCTCAGCGATATGTACCGAGAAAGAGATGCTAAAGACAAGGCTGCTGATGATGAGGCTGCAAAACAATCTAAGGATCGCGAGGTCAAAGCGATCCATGAAAAATATGCTGCGGCCATAAAGGCTACAGAGACCGAAGAAAAAAGGCTGGCAGAGAGCAAGAAGCTCTGGCAAAGCTGGCGTGACAAAGGTGCTATCACTCAAGATGAGCTGGACACACTGATCAAGCAGGCTGACGACAAGGCAGCGAAGAAGACACGCACGACGAAGGCCAACACGCCTGAGCAGGAGGCTATCCAGCAGATCCGCTCAAATCTGCGCACCCTGCAAGCCTCAATCAAGAGCAGTGATGCCTTCCTGGTCAACCAGCTGGAAGAAGGCCGTGTCAACATTGAGGAGGCCTACCAAAAGCGCCTGGCTGGCATCAATGAAGACTACGAGGCCCAGCGTGAGGCTCTAGAAAAAGAGCTGAATGCCAAGGGCACGACAAAGACTCGGGCTGTGGAGCTGAAGGCATCGCTCAAGGTCTTGGAGCAATCGAAGGCAGATTCCACGCGCGAGTTGGACAAATGGCGGCGCTCTGAAGAGTTGAAGCTGGCAAACCTCGTCGTGAGACTGCGTGTAGATACAGCTGCATTGACTGGGCAGTTTGACCGTGAGGCCATCCGAAAGCAGTTGGAGCTGCAATATGCGGAGGAGCTGCGCGCCGCTGGCCGCCAGTCGAATCCTGCGGATGCCGAAAAGTCTCGCCAGCAGGTCCAATTATTGATAGAGGCTGGTGCTGCTCAGGCCGAATTCAACAATAAGCTGGCAGAGGCGCAGCGCCTTCAGAGCCAGCTCGGCGTCATCGAGCAGGCCGTGCAGACCCAAGCCACACAGGGCACGATCAGCCAGATCGAGGCCGAAGCACGCATCAGACAGGCCCGCGCATCCCAGGTGCCGTTGCTGCAAGCCATCGTCCAGGAGCTTGAGCGGGTGCGCGACAGCCTGCCGCCAGAGGCTCAGGTCGCCATAGACAACATGAGCACCAGCATCGGCCAGCTCAAAAATGAAGTGGCCGGCGCTACGCCTGTGGTCGTCAACCTTGGAACGCGCCTGCGCAATACCGTCATCGACGGCGTGGCGGATGCAGCGGCCAATGCCGTGACTAATTTCAAGAGCCTGAGTGAGGTCGCTAGCGCGACCCTGCGCCAGATTGCCGGTGACATCGTGCGCAGTGACATCAAGCGGTTGCTGACCAATATGTTTACGCCTGATGTGAGCGGCGGCGGTACTGTCATCGGCGGTATTTTCGGAAGCATCGGCAAGATTTTCGGGTTCGCCGAGGGCGGGTCTCCCTCATCGGGCGGCGGCCGCATCGTGGGCCCTGGCACGGGCACCAGCGACAGCATTGCCGCTCTGGTCGACGGCAAACGTCCCATTGCCGTCAGCAATAACGAGTTCATCCAGCCCGAAAAGGCGGTGAATCACTACGGCCTGCCGTTCATGGAAGCAGTGCGTACTCTGCGCCTGCCAAAGCCTCGCTTCGCTCTGGGCGGTCTGATATCAGCCAGCCAGCGCGTGAGCTTCGCCACAGGGGGCTCTGTATCGTCCGCCGGCGGTGCCATGCCTGGCCAGACTCAGCCTGTGGAGGTCCGCTTCAACAACCAGGGCACTCCCAAACAGCAGGTCGGCCAGCCAATAACCAAACAGGAATTGGGCCGCCTGGTCGTAGAAATCATGATCGCAGATGCAAGCAATGGCGGGAAAGCCTCAAGCGCAATCAACGCGGCAGGGAGGCGCAACTGATGGCATACACCCGATTCCCCGATTACGCCCAGCTCGTATTCGAGACTGATTACACCCTGCGCCCCATGGGTGGTGTGGAGCGCACAGAGATGGAGGACGGCTTTATCGAGCAGGCTCCTGTGCAGTCTCTGGCCCGCTATGAGGTGCCGCTGACCTACCGCCTGGATAGCCTGGCGCACAAGCAGCAGTTCGAGGTCTGGCGCAAGACCGAACTGGCCCTGGGCGCCAGGTTCTTCGCCTGGCCAGATGTCGAAGACCCCAGCGGCGCCACACTGCGCCGGGCCCGGATCGTGGGTGGTGCGGTCGATTACAAGGCGATCACCGACCGCCTGGACGAGTTCATGGTCTCTTTCACCCTGGAGTACTGGGCATGAGCACGCGCAAGTCTTCCCGATACCGCCGTGCTGCCCAGCAACTGGCCCCAGCCGAGCGACCCCTGGTGCTGCTGGAGCTGGCCCATGCGCTGCTGCCCGAGCCCATGCGATTCGTCAATGACAACCAGGACGTGGTCTCTCGCACTCATCTATACGTGGCCACGACTTTCGAGTTCACCTGGCCAGACGACCAGGAAGGCCGCACGCCGGCAGCGGCACTGAGCATCGGCAACGTATCTGGCGGTGTGGGCGTCTTCTTCGAGCGCACCCATGGCGGCCGTGGTGCCGTCATCACGGCTCTGCAGATCATGCGCAGCGCCCCCGATTTCATCGAAGACGAGCTGACGCTGGATCTGCGCAACGTCGAAGTCACCACCAAGGCCGTGACTGGACAGCTCGGCTATGACGACATCCTTAACAAAGCGGCCGTGGCGTACACCTACCGGCCAGAAACCGCTCCGGGGCTTTTCTGATGCACTGGTCTGACTCTTATATAGACATCCCGCACGACGTGCTGGACTGCGCGCAACTGGTCGAACGTGCTTTGCATGAGCAGTTCGGCCGCATAGACATCCACTTCCCGAGGCGCCAGGCAGACGACCTGGCCCACCGCTCGGCCTTGATCACGGCCAACCAGGCTGATTTCGCCAAGCGGATCGAGGAGCCCGTCGATGGATGTGGCGTGCTGATGCTGGCACGCGGCCGCCAGGCCCACATCGGGCTGTATTGCTTGATTCAGGGCGTGCCCTATGTGCTGCACAGCGATGCGCTGTTCGGGTCGAGCATGCGCCAGCCCCTGGCACGCTTGCCTCGGTGCTACCGTGTGGAGGGCTTTTACCAATGGCTCTGATGCCCACACTCTCAGTCATCTGGTGTCCAAACCCGTTGCGCCCAGCCAGTGACCGGAAGGTACTGCCCATTGCCCTGGCCGGTACCGAAACTCTGCAGGGCATCATCCAGCGTCTGGGCCTGGCTGAAACACCCCTAGCCGTCATGTTCAATGGCCTGCCCGTGGCGGCCGAGGATTGGGCCGCGACGCCCGTGACCGTATCTGACCTGATCGTCATCCACCAGGTAGCCAAGGGTATCGTCGAGGGCAGCACAGTCGCAGCCAAGCTGGTTATGTATGGCGAGATTGGCTGGACTGCTGCCTTCGCTCTGGGAACTGTGGCCGCGTTTGCTGCCAATGCCGTGATCGCCTTCGCCATTTCCGCCTTGGCCGGCAGCTTGTCCGCCCGGAGCGCTGCCTCTGCCCAGGGCGATGATGCGCCCACGGCGTACAGCATTGAGGGCGGCTCCAACTCGGCCCGCAACTATGAGCCGCTGCAACTGGTACTGGGCGAACACCGTGTATTCCCAGACTACGCTGGCCGTCCGTTTGGCGAATTCGTCCCGGACCCTAGCACGGCCACCGAGGTGATCAACAACACCCCGGTCTATGAAACCCGTACCCATCCACCATTCGGCTTCGAGGGCACAGAAGTCATTGCTCCATGGGTGCTCATTCGTACAGATGTCTGGGAAAGCGGAACGATTGAGTACTACGGAGACCAGGCCAGCCGCACCTATACCAGCAGCAGCGGCGGAACGGTCACCCAGCCGCATACCTTTGTGATTAGCCACCAAGGGCTGTTCGACTCGGTGACGACCTATGAGGACTACCTGGTGCAGATCACCCCACCAGAAAGTGGTGGAGGAGACTGATATGGCCTGGAATCCTTTGGGCACGCCGCTGCCAGTCCTGGTGCGCTACGGCTACACCATCATCTACAACACGGAGCGCGTCACGAGCGTCTTCAATTATGGGTTTGGCGACCTGGCCATCAGCGACGAACGCATCGGTGCCAACGCTGTCAGCCAGTACAACGCCATCGAGCTGCACAGCAGTGCAACTCCGCCTGGCCAGGCCGACCGCACAGTGCTGCGTGGTTACGCAAGCGCTGGCTGGCCGACGGATATCTACCCTGGCAACGTGCAGACCGTCGATGGCGGCGCCCTGGAACAGCGGGCAAATGTCGAGAATGACGGCTGGATAGAACGCCGAGGCTCTGTCGCCGGCAGATTCATACAGATGGATATTTCGGGTCGTCTGCTGCGGCAAGCAAGCGGCGGCTTCGAGAATCTGACCTGTCAGGTGGTGGCTGAGTATCAACTGCCAGGATCGAACGCCTGGCAACCGATGCCGTTTTCTCCCATGACTCTCAGCAATGGCAGCACCCGGCCGCTGCGTGAGACGTTTTCGGCCATGCTCCCCCAGGCTGCGGCCAAGTTCCGCGTGCGACGTGTCACCCCTGAGTACACCGATGCAAATAATGTGGCCGAGATCGAATGGACACGCCTCAAGGTCTTCCGCGATACCGATGCTCTCTACCCAGCGCAGTTGCGCCGGGGGATGATGGTCAAGGCGACAGGCCAGCTCAATGGCCGAATCGACCGCTACTCGGCCCTGCTGCGCCATAAATGCTGGGTCTGGAATTCGTCGGCTCCCTGGGACGGCTCCATGCCGGCAGTAGGTGCCGGCGCCTGGCAGTGGACATACAGCACGAATCCTGCCTGGCTGTTCCTCTACTTCTCGCGCGGCGGCTTCCTCAATTCCTATGCCGCGCCGGCCCACCTGGGCCAGGCTGGCTGGTTGGATGAGCCATCAGCCAGCAATGGCGAGCGCCTCTTTGGCGCCGGCCTGCCCAATGCCCGCATCGACTACGGCACGTTGGTTGCCTGGGGGCAGTACTGCGCTGCAGCTCAGCTGACCTGCCGCATGCTGCTGAGCGGCGCGCGCAGTGCAGGCACCGTGCTCGATGACATCGCTGCAGCGGGCCGGGCCCGGAAAACCTGGGCGCCTGGCAAGCTGTCGGTTTGGTGGGAAAGAGATGGCCAGCCCTGGGTGGCGGCCTTCGGTGCGAGCAACATCATCGCGGGCACGTTCAAGATCGCCTACATCACGGACGACACGGTCGACGAGTTCGGGCTCTCATACAGCCAGTCCGATAACGACTATGAGGCTGACACCGTCTATGCCAAGGTGCCAGGCGTCACCCTGCCGGTCAATCAGCAGGTCAACCAGGCCACCTACAGCATGCCAAAGGCCCAGGCCCAGCGCCTGGTCAACCTGCTGGCTGCCTCGAAGTACTACCACCGCCGCACGATCACATGGGAGAGTTCCATCATGGGGCTGACCGTGGCAACGGGCGACATCATCCAGTTGGGCCACGATCTGACCCGCTGGGCCTTCAGCGGTCGCCTGATCGGGTTGGGCCTGACAGGCACCCGCGTGGCCTGGGTGGATTTGTCGGCCGAAGTGGAGCTGCCAGACGGTAATGACTTCTATCTGATGGTCACACCGCCAGGCGGAGACCCATTCAGCGTGCGCTGCGCCAAGCCTGTCGGCCGCTCACGCCGGCTGACCCTGGTGGACAACTGGCCCGCCTCGGCAGCGCCAGGCTGGCTAGACGCCGGCACGCCTAATCCACAAACGTCTGCAGAGTGGGAGGACACTGCTCCCGAGGACTGGACATTCCTGGGAGGTCCGCAGCAGACGCCCGGTAAGCGCGTGCGCATCATCAGCATGGAGCCCAGCAGCTCCAGGCGTGTGCGCATGACGGTCCGTGATGAATATGAGCAGTACTACCCGCTGGAGTGGGGCCTGGGTGTTGTGCCCGAGGTGGCCAGCGGCGAGCGTCGCGTGGCCAGGGCCTTCAATCTGTCGGCTGCACCACTGCCCGATGGCGGGACACGCCTAGCCTGGGAGTTGGAAGCGGCCCATGGTGCCGATGTCCGCGTCTCAGTGAACAGCGGGCCCAGCCAGCAAGTCCCCGTCGCTGGCCACATCACCGTCCTCGGCCGTGAGCTGCTGCTGCCACCGTATCCAGCCGGCACCCGCCTGGCGGTTTCTCTGCTGCCGGTGACGGCCGGGGCGCCGGTAGGCGTCGAGGGAGACGCCCTGAATATCAATCTATGAGTGCTTTTTCCAAGGGTTTCTATCAAGGACAGAACCGGAGAGAGGAACACGTAGCCCCTCTCTGTCCAGCATAGACCTGACTAGGTGGAGGAGCCACGGCTTCGAGTCTGGAGATAGGCGGACACCCGTAATCAAGGTTGGCAGGTCTATGTCAATCAGACTGCCGAATGACTCTCTGCGTTCAGTGAACACACTGGCGGGCTTCCAAACGATGGCACGAACTTCTTTCTCAAACTCATAGGCATGCATCTTGTGCAGAACTGAGGCAAATGACGAACCTGTCTGAAAGGGGTCAATCTCATGATTGATGTAGTGCACTTTGGCAATGTGACACTTCATATCGTCAGCCAAGCGCAGAGCGCGTTTCAGTCGCCCCACAGTAGAGGTGATGCAAACAGCTTCGTTCGTGCGACCGTAGATCCTCCACATGGCTAGGCTTTCATCGACACTCTCATGCCAGCAAGCAACATCTATCCAGTCACGAAGCTTGTGGAGAACTCCCTCGTAGCCAAGCGCTGGGGCTTTGTCTGTGTAGTCCCCAAACGGAGTCTCAAACGTCAAGGGCTTTTCCAGGTCCGCTTTGCGCGCCTTAGCCTCTAATGATTCAACAGTTTGCTTGGAGGACTTCCCAATGGTCCCTGGCCACAAAGAGTTAACCGCATAGTCAAGAAGCGCTGGGGTGTTGGAGTTGACTAGTGCATCAATTAAGGTTGCTGCACCCTCACTTTTGTCCTCGAATTGACTAACTGTGTTGAAGAACAGCTTCTTAGATAGCAACGTTGAGGCAAATGCCGCGAAGCTCATGTAGCGGCTGATCACCGCGTCATCATCCAAACCGTGCGAGATATCTATCGGTCCCATTTCATCAGTGCAGAAGTTGTTTTGCCCATCCTAAGCTGGAACTACTGACTGTGATTCTGTAATTCTCTTTCCTGTGGCGAAATTGAATCTTCTCGCATTTATCTCATCTACGCGGCTGGATTTATCGCGCCGCGCTTCACTATTGCTTCCATCGGAGTATTGATGCGTTCAGGAACGTCTATCTCTGCACCACAGAGTTATGGATTTCAGCGTGTGCATGCCGCATTGCAGACCGGCCATACGCTGACCGTGCAGCAGCAGCGCCAAGAGCCGGTGCGCTGCTTTATGCAGCAGTCCATGCTCGATGGTGCTTGTGGCACGCATGTGTTGGCGATGCTCTTGGTGATCTTCGATTTGGCCAAGGCTTCGGCCATGTACGACATGAGCCAGCGCAAGTACGGCGTGGCCGCAGCGGTCTGGAATGCATTCGGCCCCAAATACTTCAGCGGTATCCATGCCAAAGAGTGGGTGGAGTTGGTCAAAAGCCTAGAGCTGCCCCTGAAGCTGACTGCCAAGTACGGAGCCAAAGAGCATGTGGATAGACATGCGCTGGAATGGCTGATGCGGGGTGAGCTGGTGGCGCTGGCATTTGCGTCGGTCAAACACCAGCGCACCAAGCACTGGGCACTGGCGGTCGGTGTGGAAGGCATGGCTTCTGGATCAAAGCATCAGCCGCAGCGCATCTTGCTGCTGGACCCAGGCGGTGGTGGTGAGCCATGCTTTAAAGCATTCAATGCACGGCTGCGATTGCCAACCACTGGCCTCGGTAGTCGCCGCGCCAAGCAACTGCATCTGCCTGCTGATGACGCCAAGCCATGGACAGTGTTCTGGCACTACGAATCGGAGTCGTGGTCTGCGGAGCTGGTGCGGCTGCTGGCAGCGGTGCGCGTGCGTAAGCTGCAGTGA